CCCTTCTTTTCCTTTACTCTTTCATCAGTGTCAATACCTACACACAAATAGTCACCAAGACTTTTTGCATAGTTCAAAAGTTCAAGGTGACCTCTATGTAGAATATCAAATGTTCCGTTTACAAAAACTGTTTTCATTTATTTGGAAAATATATAATTTTTTTTATTTCTGGTAGATACAAATATTCAATTTCACTGTTTCTCATAGTTTTAAATGCATCATCTATATTTTCTACCATTGTATCACCAGCAAGATTGAATGAAGTATTAAAAAGTATAGGAACTTTAGTTAATTCATAAAACTCTGATATAAGATTATAGTAATTTTTATTTTGTTCTTTTTTGAGAGTTTGAATTCTACATGTTCCATCAACATGAGTAATTGCTGGAATTTTATCTTGCTTTTCTTTCAATACATCAACAGCATACATCATATAGGGACTCTCATCAAGTCTATCCATATCAAACCAATCTGATGCATGTTCTAATAAGACAGTTCCAGCAAAAGGTCTAAAATACTCTCTTCTTTTTACTTTATTTACAATATCTTTTCCATTAGAAACTCTAGGGTCAAATAATATTGAACGATTCCCTAATGCTCTAGGACCTGATTCAGACTTTCCTTGTGCAATTGCAACAATGTTTCCTTGGACCAAAAGGTTTGCCACATCTTTAGGTGTTACTTTGTATTCAAATTCATTATTTGAAAGATTATATTGATATGTTAAACTTTGTCCCAAGTAGATATTATCATATTTTAAATTTGAATTTGGATTTACTTTTTGTATTAATTCAAAAGCAGCACCTAAAGAAATACCAGAATCTGAAGATACTGGTTCTACAAAAAGATTAACATCTTTTGGTAAAGATTTTAATAGTTTATAATTTGCTACACAGTTTAAAGCACATCCTCCTGTTAAAATTAAATTTCTAGAATTTGAAAGTGATAATGCTTTTTTGCATAGATTTATTAGATAATCTTCATATTCATTTTGTATTTTATATGCAAGGTTTTGTCTTCTTCTTTCTAGTTCTTTATTACCATAATTAGCAGTCCCAGATAAAATCTTAATATCATCAGAGCACCAATGTGAATCGGATGCTTCAATATAATCATATCCTTTTAAAATTATTCCAATATTTTCTACATTATGATAATTAATTATTCCACATCTTTCAAATAATCCACCATCTTTTGTTAATATTGATTTTATATTTGAGTCTTCTTGTCCATATGGGGCAAGACCCATAGTTTTTCCACATTCTAAACTACCCCATCCCAACCATTCCGTAACTGCCGAATAAACCATTCCAGCACCAATAACTTTTTGTTTTTTTACATAGTTTGGTACTAATGTTTTTCTTTTATTTGTGACTTCCTCATTCGGCATTCCAAAAATTGATTGTTGCAAAATTTTTAAGGCACAATCTTTTTTTGCTTCAAAAATAGTTTCATTTTCTTTTCCATAATCATAATCTGCTCCTGCCCCATCAATGACAACAATTGTAGCATCATCAAAATTTGAATGCTTATAAGCACAATGTGCATGTAGATGGTGATGAGGAGATGGAGTAGAATAGTTTAAAACGACTATTCCACAAACATACTGAAGATATTTTACATATACTGTTGGGTCTGTATTAAAATCCCAAAGGTAAGTAAAGCAACAATAATCAATAACTTTAGTATATTCTTTTACTAAAGATAATCCATGAAGAGGAAATTTATCATTCTTTATATGAGTTAATCTCTCTTCTTCAAGATGAAGAACAATTTCATCATCTTTAAATAAAGTTATTGATGCATCATGATGAATATTGAATGATAAAATCCACATAGTCATCATGTTTAATTGGGAATATAAACAAGTTTTTGAATTTCTGGTAGGTACATATATTCAATATCACTCTGTTTTAAAGTATTAACACCATCTTCAACAGTTTCAACTAGAGGATCACCACCAAGATTGAAACTAGTATTGAACAGAATTGGAACTTCACTTAACTTCTCAAAAGCATCAATGAGATTATAATAATGTTGATTTTGTTCAGGAGTTACAGTCTGAATGCGGCAAGTTCCATCAACGTGAATGACCGAAGGAATTTTATCTTCAACACCATCTTGACACTTTACTGCATACATCATGTGTGGAGTTTCATCACGACCAGTTAGGTCAAACCAATCATGTACACATTCTTTCTTGATAGTACATGCAAATGGACGGAACCATTCACGACGTTTTACTGTATTTACGATATCTTTACCGTCTTTAATAGTTGGATCAAACAAGATAGAACGGTTGCCCAAAGCACGAGGACCACCCTCAGAACGACCTTGGTACATAGTAACAATATTTCCTTCACGGATTAGTTTCGCAACTTCATCATATGAAGTATCAGTTACTTCAAGACCATCTAGAGCATCTTCATAGGTATCAGGGTTGTATTGAGGACCATAATAAACAGAAGCTTGTTTTAGAGGAGTTTTGTTTGATGTTACTTTATGCCAAACATATTTTGCACCTCCAATTGATGTTCCACCATCATGGGAAATTGGTTCACAATAGATATTCAAATCTGGGAACTCTTTCCAATACTTGTAATTGGCAACACAGTTTAGGCCATATCCACCACAGATAACAATATTTTTCTCTCCAGTTTCTTCATGTGCTTTACGAATCAGTTCGACCATTCTATCCGAAGTTGCTTCTTGAATAGCATATGCCATGTCCTTTTGAATTTCTGTATACTCATTTCTTTTATGATTTTCTACATCATTCATCAAAACTTCATATCTTCCAACATTTATTTTTGCAGCATTTGGATATGTGGGGATAATTACTTCTCTGTTTCCCCATCCATTAGTGAAGAATTTAGGAAGTGTGTCATTAGGTTTTCCGTAAGGGGCAAGACCCATTAGTTTACCTGCTTCAATAGCAGGGAATCCACAATATTCAGTGACTGCTTCATACATTTTTGTATGACCAGGATACTCAGTAATAAAAACTCCATCACTTACTTGATTGCATCCAATTGGTGCTTTTGTTCCTAAGTGTTTATAAACTACTTCAAAATTGTTTGGATATGATGCTTGGAAAATAGTTTCAAATTCAAATACAACATCATCCACACCCTCAAATTTGAGAAAACTTCCAGCACCATCAGCAATTACACAAGCAGCAGTTTCAAATCCTGAGTTATAAAAACCACAAGCAGCGTGCATTTCGTGATGGACTGTATCAATGAAATGAACTTCAAAGTCAAATTTTTTCTTTGCAAGTTTTCTTACCCATCCATGATACAGGTCTTCTCCAGTCCAATCCAATTGTGGACCATGCCTGTGGGTATGGCAAACAACCAAATGGTCAATATGGTCTACGTAATCAAATACCTTTTCAAGCCCCAATAGTGGAGAACCATCATATTTAAATTTGGACAATCTTTCTTCTTCTAGATAGAAAATAACTTCACCATCTTTTAAAAGAGTTGTGCTTCCATTATGTCCACGAGCACATGCTGCAATAATAGTCATAGTTTACTCCTCAAACTGTTTTCATTGTGTCCATAAATCCTAATGATTTTTTATTTCCATTAGATTTGATGCCATTCTCTTCTAGGACTGCATCTATTGAATTAAGTGCTTTTTTTGTTTGCTCCGATGATGCTCCAGTAAGTTGAGGTGCTTGTTCCAACTTTGCGGGAGGCATACCACAAGATGCTTGTTGCTGTTCCATTGTTGGAAGAACAACAGAATCAGTCTTCTTTACATAATATCTATTCATCAATTTATCGACCGACTGAAGAATGACCGACTCAACTTTGTCATTCATTGCCATAATACCATCATTTGTTCTGCCACTTACTTCATCCATTGTAATACGAATTGGATCGTAGATTCTTAGACCTTCACCCATATCAAGAACTTCAAATTTATCACAATTTGGATAACTGATATTTTCTTTACAGGTTGCCCCAACTATAACTACAGCAGGAATATCCAAAGAATATGCCATATGCTGACCAACAGAATCGCACCCAATGAAAAGATCTGACTCTGCAATAATACCTGCCCATTGTCGTAAGTCAATACCTCTTGGGCAAGCAACTGGGTCTTTACAACCTTCTTTCTGGAAGTCTAGTTCAACTTCCCCCATATAAATTACGGAATATTTCTTTTGTAGTTTTTTTATGATTGATACAACGTTAGTAAATTCAAAACTTCTACCACTAGAATCAGTAATGAAATTGCCCATCACCTGAGTTCCACGTCCAAATGGTTGGAAGACTACAACTTTTTCTTTCTTTGTTTTTTGCTTAACTTCCTCTACTACAAATTTACCATTAATCATTTCTTGTCTAGAAAGTTTAATGGTCGGTTTTTGAAGTTCTCGAACGCCTTTATCATTGATTTGAATATCAAAAGCCTGAGATAGGTTACACTTTTGATTATAGTATTCCCAGATACGATATGGTTCTGTTGTAACGATGTCCATATCCTTCAGTTTATCTCTGAAGAGATTTTTGTGCCAATGGTCGTAAACTTTTTGGAAAAGAGTTGGGTGTCCTTTGAAGAAATCTGTGCCTCCTTCGCAGACAATCAAAAAGTCTTTATCTGGGTTTTCTTCTTGGTATTTTTCAAATGCTGGTATCGAGCAAATCACTCTGCCTGCCCCACCATTTACAAAAAATGCTTTTGATCTCATTTTATCGCCTCAAACAAATGATGATGTTTTAATTATACAATTTTATTTATTATACAAAAAAGGGAGGGGTTTCCTCCCTCCTTTATTCTAACAGTTTAAAATTAAAACAGTCAATTATTCGTTTTCTGATTCTTCTGTATTTTCTTCTTCTGCTGAATCACTAATTTGTTGTGGTTCTATAGTTGAGATATCAATTTCTTTTCCATCTCTATATGGTTTACCATCAACATACTCAACTGGACCTTCTGGTTTTGGAGGTGCTTCTGTTCCTGTTTTGTTATCAATACCAAATGCATTTCCATTTGATGCACTCCAATTATCCAATCCCATTGGATTCGATGGGAATGGAACCATCCAAGGAGTATCTAAATAATCTGCATATTTAACTGTAACATTATCAAGAGCAGTTAAATATGCTGCCCATTTTGTCTTTTGTGTGGAAGTAAATCCAGTTGTTTCTGCTTTTTTTTCTAGTTTTTTGATTGACTCTAATGCATACAAAAGTTCTTCTTTTGTAATATGTGGTTTTTTCCATGGGAATGGTTTTTTCCATTCTTTAGTTTCGAAATCAAATTCAACCTCTCCCACTTCAATTGTTTTATTTGGATATGGTGGATTTGGTCTAGTATAAAATGGTTCTGTCTCTCCATCCAAAGTATACGTCTTATGTGGTATTTCGTCTATAGATGGACCTATTGAATTACCAACAACTGCTGCTAAAAGTAAGGGTTCTTCTTCTACGTCAATCAAGGCATAATCATATCCTAAACCAGAGAAAGTATCTGCAGCTGCGTCATTTTCTTCTCTAGTTCTATCATCCTCATATAACATCCAACCCAACATACTATTAATTTTTTTGGTATCTTTAAGTATCATAACATAAACTTTATCTGGACCTTCATAAGTCCATTCAGCAGTCAGACCAAGTTTATTTGTTTGTAGCAAATAATCGTCTGGTATATTATATGTGAATTTTTTAGTCGTTTTTGCCATAATACTTAACCTTTCTCCTGTTTTTTATTTATTTAAATCTAATTAAACATATCTTACGGTTACACGTACTGCACCTGCCCAACCAGGATTTCCACAGCAACAACCACCCCCACATACAGTTGCAGAAGCACCACCCAAACCAGGAACATAATTGTGGTCAATATAACCACCAAAACCCAAATTACCTGCTGCCCATGATTGATTCCAATTTCCGCAAGTAGAATTTTCACATTGGTGTGATGAGACCCAACCACCTTTTTGGTTTACTAATCCTCCTGGATAAGCAATGTGGTACATGTTCCAGCAACGGTTTTGGTGACAGAATAAACCATAAGCACCAGGAACACCAAATGCCCCGCCATCTGCACCAAAATAACGAGCACAGCAACCAACACATGAAGTATTGAGACCCACAACGTTACCAGTTCCACCAAATCCCTCAGAAGCTCCTATTGCGGTCTTCCAATAGCACTTATTACCACAGAACTGAGTAATACAGAAAGAGCAACCTCCCCATCCACCTTCAGCATAAAAACCAGTAAGTCCAGTTCCAGTTACTGTAGTGCATTCACCTCTTAAACCAGTATCATTAGGAACTTTACATGTTGGTGAACCAATTCTAAAGACATATGGTGTTCCAGATGCTACACCAACAACGGTTTTGAATGCATAAGCACCCGATCCTCCAGGAATTCCGTAAGCACAGCAGCAAGCACCTGCTCCACCGCCACCAGCACCCCAAATTTCAAAGGTAATTGCAGTTGTACCTGCTCCAGGATATGAAGGAACTTTCCAGCAACAATATACAAAATTGTTAAAACCCATCGTAAAGTCACCTGCTGGTGCTTGACAACAAGTGGTTTCGTAACTACCGTCGGTATTACCGCACATGTGTGCCATGAAATAAGTTACTTGACCCTCTCGAAGTCTTCCAATTCCACCTGAATGTATTCCTGTAAAATTTGGTTCTGCTGAACCCAACAGAGTTCTAAGATTTGCCATTTTTAATATTTCCTCTTAAAGGTATTTATCTATAGGTGATTCTAATTAGACCAGCTGTTCCAGGTGCAGAAATACAGCAACCACCCGCACATGTAGTTACAGAAGGATGCCCTGAACCTCTCATTCCCATACTACAGTTACTATTTCCAGGCCATTCACCTAACCAACATTGTGCTCTTTCATTGCAGCAAGCATTTCCTGGATTTCTGTGAATAATATATCTTACTTCTTTATCACGGACTCCACCTGGTTGAGGAATACCAAGTCTTACGAAACAGTTATTTCCACAAATACAATCTACACGGAACCATCCCATTCTTCCAGGAACACCAAAATCTGCTCCATAATAGCAAGCACAATCACAAGCTCTACAACTACCAGGAACTGGATCTAATGAATAGCAACCCAATGAACCTCTTGGTGTTGTTCCAGTTGTTCCTCCAGGACCATATGTTCCAGTTAAATTAGCACCATGCTCATTATAGAAAATAAAGCAACATGTTCTACCTGGCATTCCGCCTTCAGCACAGAAGTTAGTGAGACCACATCCAGTTATCCATGTTTTGCATCCAGTAGCACCTAAGCAGGATGATGAGCAAGTTGTTGTTGGACCAAGGCACCATAGATAACAAAGACCACCTAAGGTTTCTAGTCCCATGTCTCTTGCACAAAGTGTTTTCATTGCATATGCACCTGAACCACTTGGAGTTCCTTGCATACAGCAACATGATCCTGCACCACCTCCTCCACCACCCCAAATGTGGAATTGGACGGTAGTTACTCCAGGATAGACACAAAATCCACCACACCACTGCCTGTAACTGGTATCACAGGAATTAAGCCAACAGCCTCCACCAAAAAATGTATCAAAACCATCTACAAGAGTATTGCCCCATCCATTTCCCCATTGGGTGGAACGGAATCCGCACACTCTTTGTTGGAGTTCAACTTGATTTTCTGTATTTAATAATTCTCTTAATCTAGCCATTTGAAATCTCCTATTAACCGTAAGTGATACGAACCATTCCAGAATGTCCTGGACCACCACAATAGCAGTTTCCACCTTCTGAAGAAGCTGATCTTCCACCCAACCCAACAATACCTTCTTCTGCACGTAGAGAACTATGTCCAAAGTAATCTGAGAATCTATACTGGGAAGAATCTGCACCAGAAAGATTCATAGATTGATATCTATATGGAAGATAACCACCTCTAGTATTAATTAGTCCACCAGGGAATGGATGATACTGAACAATCATGCACCAGTCCATTGCTTGATTGCATGGTGAACCTAACAGTCCAGGAAGACCTCTTGCTCCACCATCAGCACCAAAGAAGGGAGCACAGTAAGCACATTGATTAGTACAAATACCACCAAAGCAAGGATTGAGAGCATGACCATAAGAAACTCTACGTCCATTTGACCCAAAGGTAGTTCCAGCACCAATTAAATCATATTGGAGTCTTGTTACGTCTTGATATTCAAGTGGATAATGTCCAATACCACCACCAGGAGTAAAGCAAGAAAATCCACAATTTCCCCAATGACCACCACAAGCTTCACACATGTGTCCACCAAAAGGCATTGCTTGGCTTTCATTACATGAGTGACAATAATCACATATGCAATACATTTCAAAAGTGCTTTCTCTGTTCATACAGTTTGAACAGAATGATGCACCACCAAAACCACCTTCCGCACAGAAGTTATTCAATCCATATCCAACTACAAATGACTTACATCCACGAGAACCCCACTGGGCTGGGTTGCAACAAGAAGCAGATGCGGCACATATTTCGTATGATTGTCCACCTAAATCAAATCCAGTGCAAATGCACTTATATGCATAAGCACCCGATCCTCCAGGAGTTCCCCACATGCAACAGCAAGTGCCAGGTCCTCCACCACCTCCTCCCCAAATTTCAAACTTGATAAAGGTAGTTCCCGCTGGTGGTCTCCAAACATAGCATTCAAAATATCTATGTCTATTTACAGCACAATGGGTTCTGAATTGTACTTGATGATACTCAGAACCAGGAAAACTAATAGGTGTTGTTGGGACCGTACTGATTCCTGTTGTTTGGAATGACGCAATTTGTTGTTGGTCAGTATAACTAATTAAATCTCTTAAATTTGCCATTTTATATCTCCCCTAATTTTTTGGCAATTATCATGCGTTCAGAAGAACCCATCCATATTGTGATCCAGAATAAAGAAGATCTACAGCATTGTTGGGAATATTTAATATTAGAGACTCATTCAAGTTAGCAATTTTTGTAGTTGTTGTATTGACTCCTACAGTGCAGAAATTTGTTTTCCAGTTCCCTGTTGGGTCAACGATAGAAACTCTATCTCCGATGTTTGCTGTATCAGCACTTGGGATATTGATTGTAATGGCATTACTTGTCGTATCAACAAGATATGTTCTACCACTAGTTGCGGTATACGGTGTAGTACTTACAGTTACAACTTCTGTCGTAAATGTTGGTGCAGAAATGAAACGTCCCATTGTTCTAAATTACTCCTTTATGGTTGTTAATTAAAGTGTGGATTGCTCAACACCGTAAACGTTAACGCTTACATTACTGGAATTAGAATATGCAATAAGTCTCTTACCAGCATCCAAAACTAATCCAGTTCTCTCCAGAACACCATTGGGTGCAATAAAAGAATTAAATTCGATGAATTCAGCATTTGTTGGTGTTGCGGTTGCTGCAAGTGCTACACGAACAGCAATATCTGTAGCATTTCTATTTGATACGTTAACATTAACGTATGCAAGTGTGCTAGTAGGAACAGTGTAAACTGTTGTATAAGTTGTAGAAGCAAGTGCTACTTGTCCTAGTACTCCAGATGCCATTTAAATCTCCCAATTTTTTTTGATTCAATCTTATATGCAAATATTTATAATGTACAATAATCAAGAAGTAGCAACCCAATAGGTAAATGGTCTGCTCTTAATCAATGTGCCATCAACGTATGCTTTTACTGCTGCTTGTGTAGGAACTTTTTCGTTGCTATTTTGGGAAAGTGTAACATCAGTAGAGAATTCATTAATTTGAGCTCCCAACTGAGCACCAATAGAACCAAGTCTCAAGGATGTTAGACCAGAAAGGTCGAATGCAGATGCGTTCAATGTTGCTGCACCTGTTGCCTGGTTAACACGGAAGTACTTACCTACACGGAAGTTACCATTTTGGTCAGTAGAAACATAGTAAACACGACCAGGATAATCTTCTGTTACTTCTTTAGATGGAATTGGATCTACGGTTGGTACACCAGGCCAATTGGTTGTTGATGTTCCACCAGTACCAATCTGCAAGAAGTCGTGACCAGTCAATCTAACTTGTGAATACAAGTATCTAATTCTGAATGATTGCTCATCAAAAGTTTTATTTGCTTTTTCTTCTGCAAGAATCAATGTAGTTCTTCCTGTAGTATCAATTCCAATGGAAGTAACTTTCATGAATTCGTTATCAATCTTAATGAAGTTATCAGTTGAGAATCCACTTACGCTATTTACTCTTACAAATGTTTGTACAGGAGTTTGGTCTTTGATTACCTGAGTTGATGCAATAGTATTTGCAACTCCAATTGCTCGGAATACTGTTCCATTTGAATAACCAGTTGCGATTCCAGCACCTTCTTGTGCTCTTAAAACTGTCATTGCAATTGAAGAATCCAAGTTCACAATCTTCATTAACTCATTTGCTGGTGTAAGAACAAATCCATTCTGGAAGAATCCAGCAGTTGAACTTACAACGATTTGTGTATCAGATGTACCGATTGGGGAAGCAACCGTTGCTGTAACATTAGTAAAAGGATAATTTCTAATATTATTATTTGTTCCAAAATGTTTTGCGGCAGTTGTGTTCAACTGTGCTCTATTTACGTTAACATTTCCTCTTCCATCAGGAGCAAGGAAACTTACATTCTGAATAACATAAGTAAATGGATCTGCACCAGTAATAGTTGTTGCAGCAGTTCCAATTGAACCACCATTTCCACTACCTGTTACAAATTCAATACTTCCTCCAGTCTGTAAATTATTTTGAAGTCCTCTTACAACAATGGTAAATCCGCTTTGTCCTCTATTTGCATCAGTATTATTTGTCAAATATGCTTGAGTTCCAGATGTTTGTCCTGTGATGAGTTCATTTTGTCTGAAACCTGAACCACTTGGTCCAGAAGTAACAACACTATAATAAAGTGCAGCAATTGATGTTTGAACAGAAGTTAGTTCTCCAACTGCACCAGAAGTTGCTCCAATCACTCTCTCTCCCTGAATAAATCCAGGTGCAGTAATTGTCTCAATATTATACTTTAACTGAAGACCTTCTACTGTTCCACTCAAGAATGCTTCATCGGTGTTATATCCAGAACTTACAATACCATAGTTACCCCATGAACTATTTCCTGCAAGAGAACGAATTCTTCCTCCACGAGTTGAACAGTAACTAACATGTGCATAATAAGTAAAGCAGGAAACCATTTCTGCTGCAGCATTATTGGTAACCCAGAAACCAACACCGTTATCATGAATATTTGTCCAAGAGTCAAAAACGATTGATTTATTAGATCTTTGTGGAGTATTATCGTATTGTTTGTGTACTTTTCCATCGACTACTGCTCCAACACCACCACTTGAAAACGCAGAACAGTTAGAAATGTATGGTGATTTTGTAATTGGTGAATTTGGATTCAGTTTTACAAATACACCACGAACTGTTGCATTATTTAAATCTCTATCACTAGCAGTAAATGTTACTGGAGTAGATGAAACTGTTTGTGCAGTATCTACTTCTACTTGTGTTGCGCTTATGTAAGTTACAACTTTAGTTCCAACTGTAATTCCAGTTCCACTAATGACGGTTCCAACCAAATCTGGTTCCATTTCTGCGGTTGAATTGGTTAAAATTGTCCCAGAAATTGAAGCAGTTGCAGTTTTGAGAGTACCAGCAGGAACAAATCCCGTCAAACCTTCCATAACAATGTCTTTAAGCATAGTTCTATCACTAAGCATAAACATTGTTGATTGGGAATTTGACAAAGTTACTGCATTATCTACAGTAATATCAGAGGCACCATTTTCCCAAGTATCAACACCTGATATCCATAAACCACCAGTAAGTGGTTCGATTTCTACTTTTTTCTGAGAGAAGTTGAAATCTAAAATTCTAGCAGTTTTAGTTCCAGCACCATTAGCAATAGTTGCACCATACTGCATAGCAGTTGATGGGGCAGAGTTTAGAGTCAATACTTGGTGATTTGCATTACCTGCTGCTGGTACAATTTTTGTAGTTCTTAGGTTATCTCCTACAATGGTTACGTTTGCTGGAACAGTAATTGGAAGTTGTTCTTCATATGTTCCTGCTTTTACATAAATTGTTGCTGGACCAGTTACAATACCACAAGCATGTTTAATTGTAGCAAAAGCACGGTTAATATTCTTACCATCGTTACCGTCACTACCTTCTTCTGCTACATAGAAAACAGGATAAGTTACATTATTTGTTTCCCAAACTGGTACTCCTGCTGGAGAAACAGTCAATACTTTTCCATTAGTTCCAATTGGAAGAGCTGCTGGACCTGCACCAGATTGGTAAATAATATCACCAGTTGCAGAAAGAACGTTAGTTGCAGAACCTTGAGTTAATGGATTCCAATATGTACCAAGAGCATCTGTGGCAGGGTCATTATTAAAGTTAGTTGATGCTACACTAACATAACTATTGGAATTTCTATAAATTGTATCACCTTGTTCATATGTGGTGACAGATGACCAAGCACCTTTCCACTCAAATCCTTTAATAATCAAGTCCCACTTATTAGGTACTTGAACTGGATTGCTGGTCATTCCCGCACCAACTTCTTCCTTGGCAACGTAAGAATAACCACCAAAACGAATTACCTCACCTGGTAAGTAAGAGGTAGTAGTGGAATATGCACCAATAAAGTCAAATCCAGTGGAAAGAGTATCCCAATCAGAAGTATATGCACTTGGTGCTTTATTAGTATTTAATGTTTTAGAAACATAATTGTTTCCACCATATAGAACAACATCTCCTACTTGATATGCTGTTCCTGAGTTCCAAGTTCCTTCGTAATTGAAACCTCCAAAATATGGAGTTAGATAAGAAGAATTGAAATTAGAGGTTGAAGCAAAAGAGGTAACTACTCTGTATTGAGTGTTACCAAATTTTACTAAATCATTGACCTTGTAAAAAGTTGCTGGTGTCCAGTCACCTCTATTTGCAATACCTTCAACGTGCAAAGACCACTTTGCTAGATCCGTTGAATACCAGTTTGTTTCTGATGCTACAGAAGTGTGATTCTGGGTACAGACATAAGTATTCGCACCGAACTTAACGATATCATCAATAACATAGTCTGTACTTGTTGTCCAAGCACCTCTCCAGTTAAATTTTAGTCTTCCTAATCTAAAATCAGCCATTTTTGTTTAATTCCTTACTTAGGTCCTGCGGTATTGTAATCGTATGTGCCACCAACTCTGGCAACAAAGTATCCATCATCATCGATGAAATAAGAAATTCTTCGAAAATCAAACCTGAACTGTTGATATTTATCAGCAGGGTGGTTGGTATATGATTTTTCTTCTGTAGTTTCTTCAACGTAATCAATTCCTTCCAAAAAGTCGGGATATTGACTACCATCTTTTCTGTAAAAATCACCAACTACATTAGAATCAGTTGATCTTACTTGTGTGTAATAAAGCATTCCACTAGAATCTCTGCGAACAGCATGAATATACCAATCATTTTCTTTTTTTAGAGTAGAAGTATCGTTAAACGAACTGCCTGCACTAGAAGAAGATGATGCCATACTTCCGCTTAAGAACATTGTCATACAGAGACCCTCCAGTAAGTACCTTCCCAGATCAATTCGACACTAGCACCAGAAACATCACATACAAGTGGGGCATCAATTAACCCCGAAGCATTTTTAAATTTCTGATTATTTTGAGTGACTACTATAAGATTATTTATGCTCCATAAAGATTTTGAATCAAACAGGCTGATATAGTCACCCGTGTTTATTAGGGTTGGCAAAGTAACAGAGTATTCAGAGTTAGAAGTATCTACATGATATTTTGTGTTTGCTTTTAGTGAGGTTGCTGATGAAATTAGTGTGTATCTTGCTTTTGATACTTCAAATCCCCCTGTAGTTAAACCATCATGTACTCTTATTACACTCTTATCTGTATCAACGGTAACTTCAGCCAAAGCACCAGTAAACGAAGCATGTTCTTGCTCAGTACCTTTTCTGAGTTGAACTCGTTTTGTATTTGCCATTTATATAAAGATTGTATATCTTTATTTATCAAATTATGTAAATTCTGATTGGTTTTGGTGAATCAAATTCAATATATCTATTGGTTGATATACCATTAAATTGTGCTTGTGTAATTCCAACATAACCTGCACGACCAAACATCTCTTTAGATGCACCAGATAGTCTAAAGAGTATTTGTGTTCTGTCGTAAGGAACAACTCTTGCGATACCTGCAGATTGGAATCCAAATATTCTTCCTGTTCCAAGATATGCCTCGGTATTCTTCTCGACAGCATTTCCTGTAAACTTGAATAGGTTTGTTGTTGGTGGAGAGAATGTAACAGATTCTGTCTTGCTGACGAATGCAAAGAGAGATCCAGTACCAACATAAGTTGCTGGAATTACAGATTCTTTTGCAGAACCCGTAATTCTGAATAGTCCACCAGTTGTGCTGACAACTGCAGAAGATTCTGCAGCACCAATAAATCCAAATAGAGAACCAGATCCAGCATAACTCTTGCTCTTTCTTTCTTGAGCAGTTCCAACAAAGTCAAATAGTGTTGTGGAAATTGCTGGAGTGAAGGATACTCTTTCTGCACCACCACCAAAACCAAATAGTGTTCCAGTAGTAGTCCAGTTTGTATTTCTCTCTGTTTTTGCTGCTCCACCAAACTTGAATAGTGTAGTTGAAGTTGGAGGTACAACAGTAGAAGATTCCTGAGCACTGACAAAAATGACTTTGCCGTTGATATCGAGAATTGAATCTTTGGTACGGAATCGAACAAGACCAGAACCAGTATAAGATTCTGTATTACTTTCTGCCGCAGATCCAGCAAACTTGAATAGTGTTGTTTTTGTTTCTGCTGAACTAGTTGTTTCTGTCTTGCTGACAAACGTGAAGAGTGAACCAGTACCAACGTGAGTATAAAGATTGCGTACTGTGCCAGAACCAGTAATTCTGAATAAAGTCTTGAATTCTGGTAGTTTTCTACCAACAGATTCTGCTCCACCAGTGAATCCAAAGATACGTCCAGATCCAATATAAGATTCTGTATTCTTCTCGATTGCAGAACCAAATATAGTTGTTTTTCCAGATCCAATATGCTTCAGTCTTGCAATTATATTTGCATTTCCAGAGAGTTTTGCCTCTGTTAAACCAGTATAAGATTCTGTATTTCTCTCTGATGCAGCACCAGTAATTCTGAATAGTGTTCCACTTACTGGTGGTCTGCTTGCTGAAACAGTTACTGAAGAAATTAAACCAAAGAGTGAACCAGTTCCAATATATGGTCTTGTTCTTGGTGTTTCTGCACTACCATTAATTGAAAGTAGACCTTCTCCAAGATGAACTGGTTTTGTCTGTGTTCTTGCATTTCCAGCAAGAGTAATAGTACCAGAACCAACTTCTCCGTAAATAAAGAATAGTGTAACAACACCAGTTGCCCTGAATAGAGCACCATCTGTTGGTGGAACAATGGTTTTTCTTTCAATTCCAGAGATATAACGTTGCTTACTACGTGCATCAAGTCCAGAAACTCTTTGTCTGAGATTTAATACACCGCTTCCAATTTCAGATAGTGAAGATACGACTATAGAAGAACCATTGAGTTTAAATAGTACTCCATCTGAACGCAATCTTCCTACAACAACAGATGTTGCACTATCAAATGTAAATATGCGTCCAGAACCAAAGTATGATTCTGTATTCTTCTCGATTGCATTTCCTGCAAACTTGAAGAGTCCTGTTGAAACCTTAGTTGCTGCAGAAGACTCGGTGGAACTGATAAAGGTAAAGAGTGAACCAGAACCAAAGTATGATTCTGTATTCTTCTCGATTGCATTTCCTGCAAACTTGAAGAGACCTGTTGCTGATGGAGCATTGGATTTGACTTCTGTTTTGGTTCCAAATGCAAAGAGTGAACCAGAACCAACATAAGATTCTGCATTCTTCTCGATTGCATTTCCTGCAAACTTGAAGAGTACTGTTGCAACAAGAGAACTTGTAGTAGATTCTGCCGATCCAGTGAAGGCAAAAATACGTCCAGAACCAATATGTGGTGCGGGAGTAATTGCTTGTGGAGAAGAACCAAAGAACTTGAAGAGACCTGTTGCTGATGGAGCATTGGATTTGACTTCTGTTTTGGTTCCAAATGCAAAGAGTGAACCAGAACCAACATAAGATTCTGCATTCTTCTCGACTGCCGCACCAGAAATAGTAAGTTTTCCAGAACCAATTTGTGGTTTTGGAGTAACAGATTCTCGACCATCAACAATTGCAAAGAGAGAACCAGAACCAACGTGAACTAGACTAAAACCAATAGTTGCAGAACTAATTCTGGTTATTTGTAGGTTTCCACTACCATTATATCCAAATAATCTATGTACAGATACTGGTGTTGAGAATACTTTTGCTCGACCAGAACCAACATAAGATTCTGCATTCTTCTCGACTGCCGCACCAGAAATAGTAAGTTTTCCAGAACCAATTTGTGGTTTTGGAGTAACAGATTCTTGACCACCAACAATTGCAAAGAGAGAACCAGAACCAACGTGAGATAGTAAAGCTCTTAATTGTGAAGAACCAAGGAACTTGAATAGTCCTGTTGCTGATGGAATATTTGCTCTTGCTTCTCCAGCACCAGTAAATGCAAATATACGTCCAGAACCAATATGAGATAGTGATGCTTTAATTGCTGCCTTGTCATCACTAAATCTAAATCTTCCATATGGGAATCTATTTTCAACATCAGTAATGTAACCATAATTACGTTTTTGTTGTCCGTAATTTGTTGGTTGTGTAATAAATCCATAATCATCTGGATTATCAACACCAAATTGAGATACAATTTGGTTTCCATAAGTACTAATTTGGTCATTAGCATAATCAAATATTACATTACTATTGCTGATATTAATTGGAGTTTCTGTTAAGAAACCATAATCAAGGGACTCTAGATTTACTACAGAAGACTCATTATAATCATATGCAACTCTTTCTGCATGACCGACAAATCCAAAGAGTGAACCAGAACCAACATAAGATTCTGCATTCTTCTCTGTCGCAGCACCAATAAACTTGAATAGTCCTGTTGCTGATGGAATATTTGCTCTTGCTTCTCCAGCACCAGTAAATGCAAATATACGTCCAGAACCAATATGTGGTGCTGGAGCAAATGCTTGATTTGCAGAACCATTAATTTTGAATAGTTCTGTTGATTCTGGTGGATTTGCTCCAAGTGATTCTGCAGATCCAGTAAATGCGAAGATACGTCCAGAACCAACATGGGATAGAGATGCTTTTAGTTCCGCACTTCCACCAAGAACAAATTGACCAGTTCCAACGTGTATTGGTAATACAAATATTCTTGAGAAACCAGAAATTGATATTTGTACAGAACCAGAAATAAGTGGTGATTGGGAAACTTGAGTAGATGATTCTAATTTTAGTTTTCCGAATGGGAAAATATTATCTGTTTCTGTTATAAATCCATAATCAACTTTGTTCCATGGTTTTTGTGGACTTGGAATTTCAGTTATCGTTCCATAGTCATCTTCTAGATTTTCAATTCCAAACTGCGATACAATTTGGTTTCCATAAGTACTAATTTGGTCATTAGCATAATCAAATATTACATTACTATTACTAATATTAACTGGAGAATCAGATATGAATCCATAATCTAACGAATCAATAGTTACTATTGAAGACTCGTTGTAATCATAAGTAACTCTTTCTGCATGACCAACAAATCCAAATAGTGAACCAGATGCAGAATAAGATTCTACATTCTTCTCGACTGCAGAACCACTGAAAGCAAATAGATTTGTTTCTGGTTTTGTGATGATAACTCTTGAGTATCCCGAACCAGTAAATGCAGAAAACTGTCCAGAACCAATATGTGGTGCTGGTGTAACTGTCTCTTTGGCAGAACCATTAATTTTGAATAGTTCTGTTGATTCTGGTGGATTTGCTCCAAGTGATTCTGCAGATCCAGTAAATGCGAAGATACGCCCAGAACCAACATGGGATAGAGATGCTTTTAGCTCAGAATCACCACTAATGTTAAATACACCAGAACCAATATGTATTGGTAATACGAATATACGTACAACACCAGATATAGATATTTCCGCAGAACCGAAAATAGATGGTGATTGAGAAACTGCAGTTAATGATGATAGTTTTAACTGACCAAATGGAAGTCTAGTATCATTATCAGTAATAAATCCATAATTAACTTTGTTCCATGGTTTTTGTGGACTTGGAATTTCAGTTATCGTTCCATAGTCATCTTCTAAATTAGATACACCAAATTGAGATACAATTTGGTTTCCATAAGTACTAATTTGGTCATTAGCATAATCAAATATTACATTACTATTGCTGATATTGATTGGAGAATCAGATATAAATCCATAATCTAATCCTTCTGGTCTTATTACCGAAGACTCATTATAATCGTATGTAACTTTCTCTGCATGACCAACAAATCCAAATAGTGAACCAGAACCAACATAAGATTCTGCATTCTTCTCGACTGCAGAACCTATAAACTTGAATATATTTGTTTCTGCTTTTGTAATGATAACTCTTGATAATCCTGCACCAGTAAATGTAGAGAAAAGACCAGTTGCAGAATAGTTCCCTCTTGAGAACGCATGAAAAGCACCACCAGAAAAGACGATAATACGATTTTTGCTTTCTGATGGTGCGTTAGTTGTTGTATATGTTGAACTACTAAATCCGAATAGTTTTCCAATACCATTTTGATTAGCAATTCTGGATTGTTCTGCAGAACCATCTGCTCGAATTCTTCCAGACCCAACGTGTATTGGTAATACAAATATTTTTGCTTTTCCACTTACGAGGAAAGACAATCCACCAACACTTCTTCTTACTAAAGAAACGTCAGCAAACTCAGTAGATATACTTAGTTTTCCAAATGGTATATTTTGACGAAGTATTGTTATACTTCCATAATTGAATATTTGCTTCTCACTGGTGATACTATCTGTAATTAAACCAAAATCGTCATAATAACTAACAAATTCTCCAATTAATCCATAATCTTCACTTTCAAAAAATATAATGGAGCTAGTGTTATACGAAAAAACACCTCTCTCTTCTAACTCGCCAGAAGAAAGAGAAGTGTTTTTTCCAGTATAACTAAATACTGCCATTATGACTCCTTTTTAGGTCACTTGAACAGTGCTTAACGTTCCAGTAGTACTAACACTTAATCTCCACCTTGTACCGTTTGATGCAGTTAGTATTACTCCCTGTGATGTATTTATACCAACTTGTACATCACCCAATACATCCAAAGTTGCTCTTGGTACTGTACTTCCAACTCCAACAGCAAATCCAGGAGAAACAATTAAATCACTTGCAACTTGTCCATTTATATCTAAGTTTTTACTTAATTGGACAGTATCTGCATTTAAATTAATAAAAGCAGGAGAATTAATGTCTATTGTTCCATCTGAAGTAACAGATGAGTATCCATTGGTGCTTATTAATTTTAGATTTTTTGTCGTAAAATCGGTATCTGCCATTTTTTTAAATATTTAGGAGTTTGTTCTTGGGTTATATATTACTCTAGATTTCCCACCTTCAAGACTATTTAAATCTTCCCAATTTGGATCATTTGCTGTTCTTGACTCATTTCCTTGATAAAATCTTCCAGTAGATGTTTGTGTAATAATTGAACTCTTCAAATATTTTCTGACATCTCTCCAAGTCCAATTCCTATTATCTTGCATAAGAGTTGATATAAAACCAGCAGCAACTGGACATGCAGCACTTGTTCCACCAAAACTAGCATCAGATGCTTGAGATATTTTTCCATTAGCACCAATTTGCAAATCTATTTGTGCTGGGGTGTTTTCATAAAAAATCATTTCCCATACAACTGTTGGAGATCCAAGAACACCCCCATAATAGGTTGTATGTCCTTCATACCTCACTCTAAAAGTTCTATTTGGAGATAAACCAGAGGTTAGATAATATATTCTTTGACAAGAAGCATCTGATGCCGTTATATAAATTTTTGGATATGCGACTCCAGTTGCATTGTAATCATAACTAATTTCCTGATCATAATTTGGTACAGAAGACCTTGCTCCAAAAGTTACATAAGAATTTGAATTAACATAAATTTCATTTGTTGTCACACTTCCGAAATTAATATTCCATGGAATTGTAATATCCCAAAAACCATCATCATTTCCACCGTATTGAGGATGACCAATTGATGCAGTTACTGTGCTAACTCCTGAAGGACCTACTATTGTATTTGCGATAGAGACGATAGTAGCAGAATTATTGACTGTTGTTGTTATTCTACGTCCAGTATTGCTACCAAATGTTAAAGTATCTCCACTCATATATGCAGCAGTTACGGCAATTCCAATTGCCCCATTAATAACTAAGGATAAACCAGGATATGTATCTGCTCTCACACCAACAGCAGGATATCCACCACGATTTGCTGCCAATGTTCCATCTGCTGCAGCATAAATGTCAATTTCATTTCCCATATCACTATAGTCTACTTTTCTTTCCTTTCCATCGGGTTGATAATCATCGTCCAATGCACCTACATTTATGACTGGGTATTCTCCTGAAGCAGTTTTTCCCAATTGTTGTGGAAATCCTCTTCTATTTGTTGTGTTGTATGCGGTGTAACCAAACTCAGTATGAGTTGCAGAAATTAGTGAAACTCCAATTCCTTGGGCAGTTGTTGCCCAATAATTATTATAATCTGGATGTGATGGACTTACTTGTTTTTGATTGCTATTTCCTGCAGCTCCAATAAAAATAACTCCAGAATTAACACATTCATTGCCTGCAGTTACAATAGAACTTGGAGCATGTTCTCCTTTCATTCTTCCACTATCACCAGTAGTACCGACATATTTAAAATAACCTGGTGCTGTTCCAGATGTATATGTTACTCCTATTCCACCACTAGTACCTTGTCTATAAAAATAAAATCCATTTGTTAGATGTCCTATTGCACGATACCCCCAACTATTACTACTTACTGTTGGATTTCTATTTCCATACTTTGGATTGACTGGTTTATTTTGATGAAAAATTTTTAATATATCAAAATATATTTCAATTGCTGGAGAAAAACCACCAATTGAATCAATTAAGAATTTATTTGAATTATACGCCCAACCCATAGTTCTTCCATAGGTTAAGGCACAGCAAGGAGTTCCATGATCTCCTTCTGCGGAAACTGTACTATTTGAACCGTTGCAATTTGCTCTAGTATAATTAGCAGGAATATTAACAGTACCAATTGAAGAAAATTTTGCTGATCTTTGATTAGAAGTTGACCACCAAGATTTTGCAACAGATTCGACTGGTACTGTCGTTCCGTCCCAACGGGTTATTAATCTACTTCCAGGAGAACCCTCAAACCATTCTGGGTCAATATAGTATGGTGCATCTAGAATTAAATCTAGTAAATCACATGTTCCAGTTGTAGCAGATACTGCTGCTGGATGCCAACCTGCCTTTAATACATTTCCCCCGATATAATCCACTGGAGAATTTGAAGTTCCAGCATTACTTTGAAATTCTGGATGCCCAAACCAACAACCATCATCAGAAACTATTACATCGACATCAAATCCACTTGCATGTCCAGGAACTCTACTCGTTAAAACCTGTCTTGCTCCAGTAGATAAACCAGTTTGCCAACTATCATTTTTTTGAGAATGTCTTAATAGAGAATATCCACATCTACTAATGTCGGTAGAGTCTGGTGATGCTGGCAATAAATTTCCACCATTAAAAAAATCTCTATATTGTTTTGTATTATTGTTGTATCTAAATTCTGGTATTACCCCAATTGGGAGATTATATAATTCTCTTGGTCGTGGTTTTGGATATGCCTCTGTATGTACTTGAGGATCCAAATGAATGTAATGAATTGAGGGGTGATTCTTCAATTCTACTGCTTCTTCATCAGTTAGAAGATAAGATGCTCTTGTTTCACTAAATTCCTTTAAATCAGCACATTCAACACATCTTGATGGAATGCATGAGTCTATACAACCATCATTTATTAGTTCCTGATGTAATTGTTGCCATTCTTCTGCCGTACTGCAACCAAGTGTGTATTGATTTTCCATATTAGAGCAATCCTCCTCTTGCAAATCTGTATGTGGTTAAACCAGAAATAGTGGATGCTGGAGTAATTCTGAGTTGGCAAACTCCAGATGATATCGTTGCTCCGAATGAAACAACAGGAGTATTATTAAAGATAATTGAATATTCTTGTGAATATGCTGTAGTCCCTCCGACCATTACCACACATTTCTGTGTTTGAATATTGAGACCATTTTCAACATGGATTAAATATTCTAATGATTTAAATGACTTTGTTGAAACTGGGAATGAATCAAAGGTAAATGCTACTCCAACAGTAGCACTAAATGTTCCTACACCTGTAGATACTGCATATCTCTCGATTTGTAATTTTTCTAATGGATTTGTGGTTCCTATGCCAACATTAGAGAGAGTGTGGATTCCTATTCCTGTAGATGTCCAATATGATTCTCCCCCTCCTCCTCCTCCTCCAGTGGCACTAATAGTTACTTGTCCTGTAGAACCACTAAGAATTATATTTGAACCCGCAACTAGTGAAGTTACCACTCCTGATAAATTTACTCCAGAACCACTAAAAGTCGTTGCAGTTAAAATACCGACAATTTTGGTATCACCTATTACTGTAAGTTTTGATGTTGGATTTATTGTCCCTATACCTACCTTAGAAATTCCATTTATGTAAATGTCACTAGTGTATCTTGCCTTTCCTGTTTGATCTACACTAACTATTTGTCCAGGAAGACCAGTAGTTGTTCCTAATCCAACAGATCCCTCTGCATAAAGTGCAGTTCTTGATTTTAAATGCCAGGCATCAACCCATCCAGGATTGAGAGATGTATTATCATTAATTCCACCAATAGTAACTGTAGGATAACCACCAGAAGTATCACCAATTCTTAACCAACCTCTTTCATTATTTGATGAATCTTGAATCTTTACAGTTCCACTAACTTGAAATTTTGCTGAAGGATTTGTAATTCCAATACCAACACTTGAAGTAGTATTAATTCCAGAACCAGTTATTGCCCATGGGTTGATAAGACCAGGGATATTATAAAGACCAGATGCATCTCCAATAAATTTAAAAGCAGTTATTATTCCTGTAGTGTTTATGTTTGCAGTTGATGTTAATGCTGAAGAAATTCCAGAACTTGCAGAATATATTGCGTATGCAGATAAACCAGAATTATTGGAATATGATGAGATACCAGAAAGAGCAGCATATGAAGAAATACCAGCAGAAGAAGCATAAGTTGCCACTCCTGCTGTTGTTGCATATCCCGAAGCATTCAAATTTTGAAGTTGTTCTACGTCAACAGCAATAGAATTAATTACTAATCTCTGTTGTTCAAAAGTTGAATTAATACCTACATTTCTAGCCATAATTCCTTTTAGTCTATTGATAAAAAATTATAAAGAAAAAATAAGGGGATTACATTTGCAATCCCCACATGATAAATATATTCTTTTTTTGAAAAATCAGTCGAGGCTGATGTTTAGAGTAACCTTAATTTGGTCTCCGTTGTTCTGAATGTTGTATGGACCGTTTGTAAATCTTTCAGCAAACATGATGCTACTGTAAAGAGTTGCACTTCCAACTCCAGCAAGTGCGGGAGATGTTCTGAAAACGTTTGTTCCTACAGTCTCAAAAATTGTATATGTTGAAGATGAAGTTGTAGTGTTTGCTGTTCCTGCTGCAATGTAAATTACATCTCCACGGACTAATCCGTGGTTTAAAGCGGTTACTTCACTGAAATTGAAATAGACAGTAGCACCAGTAGCAGCCTGAATGTTGTTTACTAGGTTATTGCTTAAGTAAACAATTCTCTGACTTTCATCAAAACCAGTTACTAAAGTATTTGATGGGATTGCATTAACTTCCCCAACAACGTTTCCGTGAGTAACTGCCATACCCACAGTAATGTTTTCTCCAACATTTTCTGTAAAGGTAACAATTCCAGTAACTGTGGTTGTGTTTCCTTTATCTAGTACAATAGTATTAGTACCAGCAACACCTACAACTCTTGCGTTTGCTGCAACTCCAGTTCCAACAACTCTCTGATTTGTTGTGATGCCAGTTGGATTGTCAACTGTTACTATGAACTGTCCAGTTGAACCAACTCCAGTTGGACTATATTTTTTATCAAACAGGGTTACGTAGTTTCTACCAATAGTTCCTGTTGTCTGAGTTTTCGCAACTGCTACTGCGGTTGAAACTGATGCAGCATCTTGAACACCATGAATTTCAACAGGCATATTATTTGCTCTTACCAAATAATAACCATACTGATTATTAGCAGCAGAACTAAATGTAAATGTTTGCTCTGGATATGATGCAGTGGTTGTTCCTCTACCAAATTCTAATGATTGGTTTAAGAATGTACCAGTGTTTGGAACGGTTAGGACGATTGTGTTTCCATCAATAGCAGCAACTGTAGCACGGTTGCCAACACCACCACCAGAAACGTAATGACCAACTGCGATGTTTGTGGTTGATGATACGGTGATTGTATACTGGTTTACAGTTCCAGAACCATTTGTAGTAACAATTGGAGTAGTAATTGTTCTAACATTCCATGAGTTTCCATTGAGCAAAATACCAAATTGCTCTGAATAATCTTGGTCAAATCTATTATTGATTACTCTTGGATATCCGTTAGATGGATCAGTTCCGTAACCAACGTTACCAGAAGCATTAAATGGTTCATAATATTTAATTTGATCAGGAACATCAGATTCCGCTGGGGTTGTGTCACTTGAATATAGCTTAAGAATTAAATTTCTTGGGATTTCGTGATTGCTATTTACAAGGTATCTTAGGGATTGAAGTTCGCCACAATCTGGTACTAATAGTGCCATTGATAATGTCTCCTAACTCGTTTATGAATTAACGTTATATTCTTATTTATATATTGTTAAAAATTAAATTTTTAACTTCAAAAATACTGAGCATCTCTGTATTCCAACACAACTCAGCACTTGAAATCTCAATACATCACCAAGTTCTAGTGATTTTGTCCATGTCGTAAGATTATCATCTTTATTCTTGTTTTGATTATTTAGTATAGGATACTCGTTTCCTACAATAGAACTAAAATTATTTGGAAAATTAGTATAAGATGATTTTTCAATATTAAATGCTATTGTTCCTGTTGTTTCTGATAATATTGTCCACGATTCTAATGTTCCCGTAGCATCCAGTGTTAAATATCCCTTATTTCCAGGAGTAATATCTTGAGACCCATTATCAACCATAAAAATAATGGTCCTTGTTAAATCTGCCGTTGTTTGTAGTGCTATTCCAGAAAAATTTGATCCAGATACTGGGGGATTTGTAAAATATAAAGTATTTCCAGATACTTGATAATCAACAATTGGTCTTAAAACTATTCCATTAATTGAAATCACCAACTGCTGCTCATTTGCTGGTCTATATGGTTGACCATTTACTGTTAATAAAAAAGATTTAGTGGACCCATTAAATTGTACTGATATATTATCCAATATTAAATTAGTATATTGGATACTTCTTAGTGGTGCCTCATAATTTACACCAATATTATATTGGTCTTCTGGAACTAAATTAACATTAAAATTGGGAGATGATACTACTACATCGTAGTTGCTCATATACTAACTCCAGGAGTAACTAAAAGACTTCCTTGAACAACTCTTGTATTATAATTTGATGGAGATGTAATTACAACATCATAAACATATCTTCCTCCTTCCATTAATGAGGTTTCTGTTTTTGCCATTGAAACCATTATCTTTCCCTGTGGTCTATCAGGGAAAGAAATAGTAAATGGGTATGTTTTTGATGAATATGGACTCTTTTTGATATAACTTATTGCAGTATAGTTGAATAAGTTCAATCTTGAACCATTTTCATTATAAATCGTGAAGGTACTTTGAAAATCTGTACCTTGTTCTAAAACGAGATTTATAATCTTAGCAGACATTGCAAGAAGTTACTTTTTAGTTATTTATTCTTTCTACCAATAATTTTAGGCAATCTTTTATTTCTTGGATATCTGATTTTATGTTATCCAATTCTTGCTTTTCTTGTAACTTTCTATTCTTTATTTTCATATACTCATTGTATTCGTGTTCATTGCAATTCAAAACTGCATTGGTCTCTTCATCTCTAAAGAGACCATTACTATCTTTTATTGGTATCATAATACTGCGATTGCTCTTAGATCTTTAATTTTTGGTACAACTGATTGATTTCTTCCTGCCATAATAATTTTTATTTGGAACCCATTGAATAATGGTAGGTCTTTGGCAGTATATTCATAACTTCTATATTCTGATTCCGAAGAAGAAGGTAAAACATTGATATCTGGAGTACCATCATTATTTTTTGGATCAATCACATTGCCATTTAAATCTACATTTCTAAAACCAGGGAACAATTCAAATAGTTGTTGGTCATCTGGAGTATCAGATCTCAACAAACGATACATTACTATAATTTCATTTGAAACATCTCTATAAGCATCAAAGTAAACTTTGAGGCTATCTGCACCTTTTTGTAATCTAATTATTTTAGAAATATAAATTGCAGAAGTTGGGTCATCATAAAGACTATTGACTCTAGGATCAGTTACATAATTTGCAACTGGTCTATCAAGTCTATTCATTGTTGTAATAATATTAACTCTATCTAAATCTATAATTGGTGAAACTTTAGTATCACTAGTAGAAAGAGTCATTTCCATAACAAAGGACTTATATCCGAGGTAACTCTGGAGATTTGCAACTTCATTGACCCTTGATGCAATAATTCTTGGATTATCAAAGTAATTATTTGAGTTCAATGATATTGATTCAAATTCTTTAGCACTGAATGGTAGTTCAGTTCCATTTACACTCTTCCCAGTCACTGTTCTGATTTTTGCATCAAGTGATGTTGTTTCTGGAAGAAGTGATTGAATATTTGGTCTTAAACTATCAAATTGTATATTTTGAGATGCCTTTGGTCCAGAAATAGTATTTGCTCCAGGAGCAACAACATTCAAATCATATGTTCCACCTGTCTTTGTTTCACTAAAGAATAATTTTGGTGGACCAAATCTTCTATCTTTTCCTTTCTCGTCAGTTTTTACTTTAACATGATAACTATCAAGAGTGATTGGGTACTTATTGATATCTACATCTGCAAATGAGTGTGTTCGATTTATTCTTCTTAAAGAAATACCATTAAATTCATATTTAAATACTGGAGAACCAGAGAAGTGGTATGGTATAACTGTGACATTAAAAACACCAGGATTGTTAATATCAATTCCTCTAGTTATACCAGTAAGTGTATTTGCAGCAGAGTCATATCCAGTGTATTTGATTATTTCATTACTTACCTTGATATATCCTGGATTATCCGATGATACTCCAATATTTTCAAAACTAGTAAAAATTCCAACGGAAGATACTTGTATACTTCCAGTTGCAGCCTGATTGAAGTCACTTACTAATTTTTGTGGAGGAACATCCGATTCAATTCCATAAAGAGTAACCATATTATTATCAGAATACATTCCATGATTATTATGATTTACTTTGAAATGCAATCCATCAGTTAAGAGTTCAGAGTAATTTACAAGTCCATTTGAAATTGTTGATATTCCATTGCTTGGATTTACATAAGAAATCTCATTAGCAACATTCGATGTATTAATTTCATCTTGAACTCGATCTATAATCAATGAATTGAATGATGAAATGATTCCAACTGAATTTGGGATTGTTAATACCAAGTTTCTACCAAATCCACCAGTTTGACTGCTCGGAACAGTTAATGTATCACCAATAGCATAACCTGTTCCACCAATAGATACTGTTGCTGCAATTGCAACTCCAGATTGGATAGTTAAATTAACTTTAGCACCAGATCCTCTACCTGATAATGTAGTTAATGGGAGGTTATTGTATACTCTATTTTCAGTGTATCCAACTCCAGGATTTGTTATGCTGAGGTTTGAGTTAATTCCTACCGCACCTACAATGCTTGATAACTTTCCAGAGAAATTAGGATAGTTAGATTGTAATATTGTGGTTCCAGGCACTAAATTAGTAACATCATAAGTAGATAATGTTCCTGAAAGACCGACTATAATTTTCTTAGAATATGCAACTATTGGATTTGGTCGTAAAGAAGCAATTTGTCTATTTCCTACACCCAAATCGGGGTTGTAGAATCGGAAGCTTCCAGTGGTTGAAGTGAATTCTGCTCTATGTAGAATGAATTTTAGATCTTCCAACTGAGATGGTTCCCATGTAGCACCATTTTGTGATTTAAATAATGAACCAAGAGTTGGTTGCTGGGAAACGATGATTTTTTCTGCCTCTGGTTTGTTAATTGTTGATACATCAACCTCAGTCATTCTCGAAATCCAAACATTATATGAGTTTGAATTTGAAATTAATACAATAGCATAATCATTGCCACCTTCTAAAAATACTGGAGATGGGAAAGTAAATGTTGTTGAGACAGAAGCATCTTCAGATTTTTGAATTTGATCTGGATTTAAAACCACTTCACCAAATGGAAGAATTTCCTGTGATGGTAAACCAAGATATGATGTTCTTATCTGTAAAGTTATAGGGATATTTGCTTCGTCTTTAGTTCTGAAGAAAATTTCACATTTAGTTATGAATACACCATTGTTATCATTTACTTCAAATGTTTGAGCAAGTGGGTCTACCCATCTTCTCTGAATTACTCTAGTTGATATGACCGATCTATTAGTGAGAGTTGTATTTGCAACAAGTCTATCTTCAGTTTCTGTTAAAGTTCTAGAATCTGTTCTAATATTTCTTTCAATATCAGCATTCCTTACTCTCAAAGTCAAACTTTCTACATTATCTACTGTTCCACTAGAAGTAAAGTTTGCTTCAGCAATACTATCGACGGAACCACCAACAGTCGAATTTGTTGAACTTGTTGTCAATGCTAATGTTTTTGTTCCAGATTCAAATGTTGGATTTGATGGGATAGTTGGATCTGGAATGAATAAAGCACCAATAAATGTTCCAGAAGAATCAGTAACAAGTCTAATGTCTGTTACTGTTGCAATCGCATTACTCAATGCTCCAACTAGTTGCATTGAAGGGGCAACAGATCCAAAGAATCTTGAATCTGCTTGGTTTTCTAAACTAGCAGTATCAACATTTAAGATGGTTGTTGTTGATGAATATGAACCAGATAATGAACTTGTTGGATTATATGGATTTTCCTTATAGAATTCTGTTGGTTGATTATAAGGTCCATATTTGTGATTTTGCTTAGCAAGTCTAAATGTAATTGCACGATTTACCCCAGTAACTGGCATAAATCCAGTTATAGTTTCACCTTCAATAAAGGTTCCGCTGGTCATTCTAACTTCAAGAAGTTTAGGGACCATGAATGTGGTCATATCCCTATTATCAAAGAATGCGTAGAATCTTGTTGATGGTTTTAATCTTCTTGCCAGAATTTCAATATTTCTAGACCTCATTAAGGTTAGGATTGCTCTAGACACAACTCTGTCCCCAAGACTGGTTGTATCAAATCTTTCACTGACTCCAAATTGTATACCTTGTCTAGTTTGTTCTGTTCTTGTTGTTACTGTATTATTTCTAAATTGAGTTAAGGAATCTTGGAAAATATCAGTAGTTGTAATTACATCGCCAGAAGTTACTGTTGTTGAAGATAATAAAGTTGATGGATTTTGTATCTGTGTGATTACAGGACCTTCAACGGTTGAGGTTCCTGTCCAGTTTGTTTCCCATGCATTCCAATTAATTGGAGATAGACCAGTATTGGTATCAACTCCAAGCATTTGAATTGCAGTATTGTAGTTGCCCTCTACATCTTGTGTTCTTTCAGTTCTTCTTGTTTCTATCCAAGTATCTGTAGATGGATTTAATTCAATAGTTCCAACCCAACTTGGAGTATTGAATGGGTTTACATTTTCCGATCTAGTTGCAAATCTGTTTTCTGTATAAACTACATCGGTATAATCTAAGCAAACAATGTCACCGATACGTTTTACATTTTTAGAACCAAGATCATTGGCAAATCTTAAATCCACATTTGGATTTGATGTTGTTCCAATACCAATGATTGCCTCAGACCCAAGTATTAAATCAACAGAAGTTGTATAATGCTGAGGTCTTAAAACACCAAGTGCAGTATCAACACTTGCTTTATAAGATTGATTTGAAATATCTCCACCATAATAAGATTTGAAGTTATCCACAAAAAATCCAGATTTGAATTTATCAAGACCAGTTTGTGGATCCCTGATAGAAAGATTTTTAGTATCTGTTTCCAACAAAGACAGTGAGCTGTAATATTCTACGTTTGATAATCTATTTTCAAGTCTTGAGATATCTTTCATTGTATATCTCTTATGACTAGAAAGAGAAACTCTAACATCTTTCATATCATAAAGATATGGTGGATAGTAGAATGTTGCAATCTCTAGAGCAGAATCTAAATTATTTGGTGCCTTTGGAAAATTTGATGAAACACCATTGTTAATGACGAATGTTCCTTCTTTAGTTAGGAATAATTTATCTATTCTTGGTAGATAATAATTGTAAGAAAGGTTTATTATCCTATCTTTGGTTAAAATATGATTCGATGCGTTTGCATTCAATGAAAATCTTCTGGATGAATATTCAAAAGGAGATTTTGTAGCAGTCAAAACATCAAATTGTGAAACTCTTGGTCTTAAATCGATAATATCAGTGTTTCTATACCCGTCAATAATTGGGACATCTTTACTGTATCTATCCTTATCAAATGAATCCGCAGAAACAAAGTCACCAGGGTCAGAAGAATTAATTGTATAATGGTTGAATATAACTTTTATTTTTTTAGTTGGTGATGAAACTTCTTTTTTTCTAATTATTCTCGAATAATCATAATACTCTGGTCTCTGACCATTATCCAAAATATAATTATCTTTAATATTTTTATCACCAATAGAAACCGCATTAATAGTACCAGAGATATTAGTCTCTGAAGACGTTACTCTTTCACCTAATGAAAATCTATTTTCATTTAAGTAGACAATCTCAATGCTGTTTACTCCATCATTTCCTACATAAGAAGCAACGGCACCACTAGTGCTTCCAATTATTCTCTCACCTTTAATAAAATTATTTAAACTTGAATTTAGAGATGTAAAATAAATTCTAGGTAGTGATGGTTCTGATGTTGCCGAAGATTCATAAATTCCAAGAATATTAACCACATCTGGAACATTTAAAGATATTGTTTTATCTTGAACTCTAAGACCATATGGTTTTCTATATGTAAGTCCATCATTTAATGTGGTTTTCCCAATTCCAGATGAAACTAGTGATGAACCATCAATAACTATGCTTGAGCATCTATTGAATAGTTTTTTCTTTAATTTTGTATTTACTTTTTTGTATGTTACCGTTAGTATTGCTTGACCATTTTGACTTAAATTGACTAAACTAACTGTTCTTCCAGAAACATATACTTTTTGATTATCCAAAGACTCTATGTTTCCATTTAAAACATATGAAAGACTATAATCCTCTTCATCGAATGGTTCTAAATTTAAATCAACATTTGTTTCCAAATTACCATTAAATGAATTGTTAACTACTGTTACAATATACGATTTTCTTATAGAAATATCCGATGAACTTAGATCTAAATTGGAAATATTATTATTTCCAATTTTAGCATACAAAAATGCATTAGAGGTATTTAAAACATCTAATGTTACTTTTTTGAAATCATTAGCAGTAATCACAGCAGAAGGCAATGTTCCATCAGAAACACCAGGAACTGTGTTAGTTGGTATCAGGATTAGTTTTTTCTCTGAAGTATTAATACTTACAACTTCATTATATGTTGGTACAACATTCCCTTGCTTTGTATAAGAAACAATATCCCCAGTTTTTATGCCAACATAAAAATTGTTGGTTGAAGTTGTTACTGTACTGATTCCTGATGTCCCACTAGTAATGGTATATTGGACACCAGATTCTGTTAGGGATATTTTTTTGTTTAAAATTGGGTCAGCAGTAAAAGATCCAATTCCAGCAGCAGTGTTTATACCAACAATTTGATGGACATCTGTTAAATTATAATCTCTAACTCTTGTTATGACTCTTCCATCTTCTATACCATCAATGATTAGACCTTCATCTTGCTTGAAAGAACCAGAAACTTGATATAATTTAACTATGTTTGAATTGATTACATCAGAAACAACATATCCACTGGAAGAACTATTTTTACCTTCAATAAATGTAGACTCACTTAAAGTTATTGAAGCACTTAACTCTATGACTGTGTATGTCTGAATGTCATATAGTGAACAATCAAATTCACTTAAAGTATTCGCATATCCAGCATTCCTTAGTTTTAAATCATAAACTCTTGCAACACCAATCTTTTCTCCAGATGAAAGACCAGGAGTTTGTGTTCTCCTAGAATAAAGAGAAATTTGAGATGTAGATCCAAAACCAACAGGAAGAGACCCAAAAACATTATTTACTAAGATTTGTCTACCAACACTAAATGGTATAGATTGATTAACTACTTTTTCTGTTGTTCTTGGTTTTTGGAAATCCACAATAGTGGTATCAATAGTTTCAATATCATATCCTCTTACAACTGCTTTTCCTGGAGAAACTAAGATACAACCTACAGAATCATTTGGAACATTGCCTTGCTTTGTCTGTTGATTCTCTACAAACAAACCATTATTTCCAATTTGATCATTCAAAGATTCTTTTATTGAAATGTTGAATGGTCTTACATAGTAATCACCAGACTCATCATAAGTCCTTCTTGCTAGTTCATCCTTGATTAAATCATAATTAGTAGTTTTAACAAATTTTTGTAGAACACCCCTTTCTACACGCAGCAATTCTACAAAATTCTCATCATTAAAATCACTTAATTCTTTCTTAATTAAAGTTACATCAAATTTTAATCTATCTGCACCAGGTGCAGAAAAGTTAGAAAATCCTTGAGCATTATCAAACAAATCATTATACGAGTTTGATGCTACTGCTAATTCTTCATTAATAAGTAACCCGACTCTATATGAAGGTGAATTTGAGTATTGGTCTAATATTACAGTCTGTGGTTCTACAGTCACAAAGAAACCACGAATAAAATATACACCAGATGCTATTTTTGCTGCAGAACCAATAGCAGTTGAATTTGAAATAATTGAAGTAGCAAAAGAAGATCCGCTTCTGATAGCAGAAATTCCATAAGTTATATCATTAACTGCTAGTAAATTTTCACCATCAATAAATGTATTGGTTGAAAAGTTAGTGTCACTTGAACTTTGGTACTTAATATAAAGAGTATAATTTTTCCTGTCTGAAGTTGAATTTGAAATATAATTTTCTACTTTTGCGGTTACACCACTTGATTCACCCTTAATCAATTTTCCAACTAAACTACTAATATACAAAGATACTGGTATCCCAAGATGTGTTTCATCAATTTGGACACAAGTATAATTTGAATCATAAGAAATTTGTCCAGGAATAACCATTGCACCTTCTTTAAAAAAGTGCTGTCCAAACTTTTCAATCTGATTCTGGAGAATTGTTTGTAATGTTGTTAATTCTCTTGCTTGTATTGGAGTTGCTGGTTTAAATAGAACTCTTTGATAATTTTTCTTTGGATCAAAATCATCAAAGTATGGAGATACATTTAAATTAGTATTCTGAGGCATTTTTCTTTAGAACTCCAATACGATTTTAATATCTTCTTTTTGACTTGCTGATCTTGGAATTGCCTTTCTGTTATCGATATAAATTATATCACCAGATTTTTTGTTATACTCTGCCGATGATATTCCAGCAACAAAATTGCTTCCCAACTGGTATGTCCTACTATTTATTACTGTACTAATACCCGTAAAGTTTCTATCAATTGATAATGCTGGACCAACAATATTGGGACAATCTATTGTATATGAACCACCAGCAATAGCAGATGATGTAAACCCATAGATTTTATATCCAACACCGACTGTTGCAAGACCAACTGGTTGGTAATATTTTAAAACACCAGTTACATTATCCCAGGAAGCAACAAATCCAATTGCTGTCAATCCTGTCCCAATTGTTTGTCTAATTACAGAGTCTACTGGATATGTAGTTTGAGTTGTTAAACCAGAAAGTTTTATGGAATTCAAAGCGCTTACCTGTCCCAAACTTAGTCTTTCTGTATCACTACCAAAAATTGTTGGATTTTTTATAATCCCAATTCTAGCAAAGTCGTTTCCAAGAATAATATCTGGATTTTGTTCATCGGTTAAATATCTGGAATAAACTAATACTCGATGTGCTCCAAGTTCCCTGTAAATATTATATCCATGTCCTCCTTTTGGTGGAATAATGACATCAAATGTTGCAATCCTTCCATCATTCGACAATTCTGATGGAATTCCAGGAGCACCAGGTTGAAATTTGATAATTCCTCTTGTGTATCCAGATCCACCATCTGTAACAAAGACTTCCGATACTTTTCCAAAAGAATCTACTGTTATTGTTGCTTTTCCTCCAACTCCATCACCAAGGATGGGAATATTTGTAAATGATTTTGAAATTGGTTGATAATTTATTCCTCTATCCGTAATTGTAACAATCTCGACTTTACCATTAACGGCATTATTTTTTGTTGCAATTGTTTCACCAACTTCTCCCCAACTTTCTGGAACTGGAATGAATTCGATAGAATCAAATTTTACAATTTCAGATGGTTTAATGGTGAATAGATATTTCCAAATATACCCATCACCACTTGTTCCTGCTGGTCTTGCCTCTAAGTCAATAAATACTGGTTGGTCAAATGATGGTCTTCCCTTTGGGTTTTCTGGATCAGTTCCATTTTGAAGACAAATATAGACTCTAAAATCTTCATTAATTACATAAAAATTTGATTCATATAAACTTGGTTGATTTGTTACTGGAGTTTTCTTATAAATTGAATAATCATGTCTGTACATTTCATATGTTGTTCCAGAAGTCCACTGGACTTTTCTAATCATCCTCCTCACATCATCATTTGTAATTTTTTTCATAGCAATGATGGTTTCTTTGACCTGATTTTCTTCGTCAAATCCGTCCAATGGAGTCAATCCATCACCCCAAATAGCAGATCCACCTGCCTGTGGATTTAGACTATTTGGTTGACCAATAAAGGTATAATAATTATTTGCAGTATTACCAACTGAAACTAGACTTTTCACAAAAGTTTCAGCATTCATCACCCTAAATTGTTCAGTTATGATAGCAGGCATTTTATACAACCGTTTTTTCTTTATTTAGTTCTATTTTAGTCCACGAGTTCTATATACGTCTGGAGCAGTCGATAATCCAATCAATCCATTATTAGTGTTTACAGGGAAATTTCTTGGTTGGAATCTTGTTCTATTTTGGAAATCATAGATTTTACCCCAAGTGTATTTTCCATAAATTCCATTTTCATTGGTGTTAGTATCTACTTGAATCGGAATGTTTCCTGGTCCAGTTGTAAAGTAGCATCTTACCGTAACTATTCCAGAAACAGCAGGTGAAACTGTACCAACTCTATAAACACCATCAAGATAAGAAGTTGCAGTTCCAACTCTTGATGCTGGATAATTGTTCATTCCTCCCATTGAAGTGGTAATTCCAGTTAATGCATGACCAACTGTGGAATTACTATTGTAAATCACAAAATAATCATCCACTTCCAATTGACTATTTGTTACTCCAAATGTATTCAGTGAGGAATAACCAATACCTAAAGTCACATTATCATATTGTTCACTCTTCAGCACAAAATCAATATGGGTAACACCAACACCAACATAAGTAATTACACCAAAATCACCTTTAGATTTGATTGAATATATCTTTTCACTGACTGAATCATTACCTTCAAGAAGAACTGGTGGGGGAGTTGATTGAGAATAACCAAATCCAGGATTTACGACCTGAATTGAAGATACAGCACCAGTTGTTACTGTAGAAACTCCTGTTGCCCTATTGTAAATTGGTTCTGCATACATTGTGGTTCCAGAAGTTCCAACGAGTAAATACCTACCTTCCTCAGCAATAATTGGTCCAATTGGTCTTATTTCTGGAGGCAATGGAGCAGGTATGAATGCGAGATCTTTTACTACATTATTTTGGTTTGTTACCCTTTGTGTCCAATATTGTAAATCCAATGAGAATAATAATTGATTTGTTCCAGTTAAAGCGACATATACCCCATACTCGTATTTTATATTGATTAGGTCATCTGATATATTTGGAATTATTCTTTCCCAACCAGTATTTCCAATTCTAGAGACAAAAATTGTTGCATTTTGACCAACAGCAACAAATTGAGTTCCTGTCCATATAATTTTTTCAAAATTTCTGGTTGTTGGTAAAGAAACGATTCTATCCCAAATATTCCCATCAGTAGAATGAATAATTGTTCCACTATCACCAACTACAACAAATCGTGCATTATTGTTGGCAACACCATTTAGATTGGTAAAGACTGGTGGATTTTTCTTAAAGAATGCGGTAGTTCCTATTCCTACACCAGTAAATAGACCAGTTCCGTCACCAACTGCAACAGCAGTTCTTCTTAATGAAGAATAACTAACATCATTAAATGTATTATAATAACTACTAAAGTTGATGATAGGATTTGGAAGTCCAACAACAACTTGCTCTTCAAGTAACTTTATTTCTGTCCATGCAGATAAAGTGGTATTAATACCAACTGAGGTTACAATCTTTGCGAATTCACCAACAACATAATAACGATTAGATTCTGCAACAGATACAGAGTTGAAGGATATTGTCTGTCCATAACCTATGGATGATTGAGACCATTTTATTCCATTCGTAGATATTGCGACTACTCCACTTGAACCAACAGAAATAATTGGGTTTCCGATTGCAATCTTATTTAAGGTATATGAGGAAGAGATTCCATTATTTGAACCCTTCCAATTATAAATTGGGTCTTTTCTTTGTATAAATGCAGAAGATATTGCAACAATTGGATTCGTTAATGTATTATAACCAGTTCCTGCATATGAAACAGATAGACTCGAAATTGTTGATGCAGAAGAAACAATAGCAGTAGATATTGCTGGTTGAATATCAGTTACATCTACAATGATAATATCTCTTAAGTTCTCACTCAGCAAATCAACTTCACTGAAAAGTGGGAATGCATTATTGACATATATCTTCTCATCTTCAGAGAAAACATTTGTAATTAACTTTGTATTTGGAGTTACTCTTGATTTCAAGTCTGGTCTAGATTTGGAATACAAGACACCATTAATAATTCTATCTACAGTTTGTTTTGCCCATCTCAATGGTCTTTCTTTTGTTACATCGGTGTTTATACCAATGCTATCATAAGTAAATGTATCTAAAGCATCAGAAGATATAATCTTTTTGACAATTCTCTCAAATTGGGGTCTATCACCAGGATCTAAAATGTTTTCACCAATTTGTATAGTATCACCTTCTTTTATTGTTTTTGGTGGGTCAATCTGTTCAACATCCAAGTCAGACCCTCTAAAGAATAGTATAGTACATTTTGAATTCTCTTTTGGTGCTTCAGTGAAAGTAAGTCTAGATCCATTAAATGTGTATGATTTTACTGGTTCCTGTAATACATCATTTATAAGCACAAATAGATTATTTTCAATCTGAACATCTGTGCTAGGGTCAGATTTTAGGCTCAATACTTCTGTTGTTCCACCTTGGGTTATAGTCAGTGTGAATTTTTTCTTTGAACCAGTAAAGTATTTTGATATATCATCAAATTGTATAAATTGACCTGGATAGAAACCACTAAACTTATCTGTTAGTGTTTCTTCTACTGTAATTCTAAACTCACTGAATCCAATTCCAATTGATGGATTTGTTGTTACACCAACAACTTTTAACACATCACCTACCTTATAATATAATCCTGGTTCTTCAATAACAAATTCAATTACATTTCCTTGATTTCCCACAGTAATTGATGCCTTTGCCCCAAATCCATTTCCTGCTGAACCAGAAATATACTCTAAAGGCAAATCACTATAACTTGATGGAATTCCAATTGATACTCTTGGAACTGGTGATGTCGTATATCCAGTTCCTGGATTGACAATAGAAATAGAAGTAATAGTTCCTCCAGTTCCTATTGTTGCAACTAAAGATGCACCAATGCCAACATTTGATAAAATTTGAATTTTTGGGGGTCTTCTATATCCACTACCAAAACCTTTTATAGTTACTGCCGATATTGTTCCCGCAGCAGAAACTGTTACTGTTGCACCAGCTCCAACTAAAGGTTGATAACCATATCCAGTGTTAATACCAGTTCTGACAATTTTTCCTGCACCTGGTGTTCCAGTCAAGAATTTGATTCTATTTCTTGCCGCATTATCAATAACAAAATCAGTATTTGATATCTGAGGAACATTATTGATTAGTACAATTGGATTATTGTTGATATCAATTGAACTTGCTAAAACTGTATTGGTATTTGTATAAATTCCTACAATATCTTGATCATAGTTCTGGAGGAAAAATTCTGTTGAAGAAGCACCAACAAATTTTGTCGATATGTCATCGAAAATGACATTTTTATCATTAGGTGTTCCTGGGTCAAACTTTCTTGTAAATGCTCTTCCAGAAAAACTAGAAGTTACTTTAAGACCTTCGTATCCAGATGGTCCATATGGTGGTGTAGTAAAATGAATTTCATCCTTAGATATATTAAAATCACCTCTAAGGATAGTAACAGCAGCACCAACTGTATGATAACCAACCCTTGAACCCAAATACCCTCTTGTTACATTAAAGGCATTTGTAGAACCTATTCCAATGGTATTAATTTTCAAATACTCAGAATCAATTTGGATTGTATCTAATGATGTGATTGATGAGATTCCTGAAAGATAGATTATGTTTGTAGTGACACCAACTGTTGAAACTAAAGATACAGATAAATTTCTCTTATATAAAGGACTTTGAATGATATTATCTATTGATATAATTGCACTGGCATTTGGATTATTAAATGTGAATGACTGATATCCTGTGCCATAAGAAATTATATCTAATTCATTTGATGTTGATAGTCCAGATACTTTATAATTATCATTATCTATCTTAGAGACATACAGTGTTGATGGTAATTTATCTGTTCCTAAAACTTTCGGAGTCAAATACAAATCATCAGCAGGAGTGACTCCACCAACTAAAGAACCTAATATTTTAATCTTATCAGTTAGAGCATATCCAACACCACCATTTGCAACAGTGATAGAAGATACATCACCAAATGAATTTCTTGATACATTAAATCTAGCATTAGATCCAAATCCAATTATTGTTGAACTTGGGAGATTTGAATATGAACTTCCTGCTTGACCAACAATCCTAGTATTAGCAACAGAAGAAACAGTAAATGACAAATCATTTGTTGGACTTGTTCCATTCATGAAGGTTCCAGAAATTGAAACCGTATCACCAACTGCATATCCTCTTCCACCTTCTCTCAAAACTAAAGATGTTGAAATGGGATATCCAGTAGATGAGTTGTAAACAATGAAGACATTGAATTTTGCTCCAGTTCCAACACCACTTGTAGAGTATGCTGGGAATGGGTCAAAAAATCCGTAGAATCTATTTTGGTTAAGAGAAAGGTCTGGGGTTATTGACGCAGAAGTACCAACAATTGTAGTTGAAATCGCAACATTATAACCATTTTCAAAAATAGAAGTTCCATTTCCACCCTCAACTTGCATAATGATTGAAGATTCTGTAGATGCTACAGACAGATATGGAGCAGTATCTGGACCTTTTCTAACTATTAATGAACTTTCAACATATGAAGTGGTTGCAATTCCAACTCGTGTTCCTAAATCTTCAGTTGTTGGAAAATATCCAGACCCAGAATTTATAATAGCAATTCTTCTAATTGAACCACCAACAATCACTGGATAAAATAAACCCTCAACAAGAGGTGGTTTAGTTCCAAATATTTCTATTTTTGGTGGGTCAGTCGAGGCATAACCCGCACCACTATTCAAGACATCTATGGATGAAACACCATACTCTAAATTAAAGTTAGGTCTTAAAATAGCACCTGAACCTGGAACTTCTCTTGTTGACATATTTTTTTACTTATTATAAACACCACGGGGGAATAATTGTCCTTTTGCTGGTCTTCTTCCTGTAAGATATCCAGGAGTAGATAAGTCTTCATCTCTTAATGAAAGATTTCCAATAGAAATCGTTCCATTTGTTTCTGGAATTACAAATGGTGTCGTTGCGGAATCAAATGTATATTCAACATCTACATTTGTTCCAGAAACTTGAGTCTCTAGTGAAATGAAAGTAAATTCGGGCATTAGATATACCTCGCACAGAATAGAATACCAGTTGTTCTTATTGATTGAACATAAGATCCAGCAATTACTTTATAAACTTCTGATGGACTTACCGTAATTGTGTCATTTTGTTGAATATTTACACCAGGTAAATTGTAAGAAAAATCAATTAAAACAAAATCATCAGGCATATAATAAGGTACAGGAATCAATTGTCCATTTATTGGCACCCCTTTAATTACAGCATTAAAGTCTGCAGTAGATGCTATTTGTCTATTACTATTGGTTCCACCTTTGCCTCTTTCTGGTGCTTGGGATGCACTTCTATAATAGATTCTTTTATGTGTGCTATTTGATGAATAATAACTCTCAGAAGGATTGTATGCAGAACTAGAAACATATACATCATCAACCCAAGTGTTTGTCCAACTAGATGCACCATTCATGGTAGTATACCCAAACTCTGCTGCTCTTTTAGAATGTTGAAAATTACCATCTTGATTTGTGTTTCCTGAAGTATAAGTTCTAAAATTTATGGATGGTCTGAAATTTCCTGTGCCTGATGAACCTGAAATAACATGAGTGAATCCACTTACAAATAATTCATCCAAATCCCATATATTTGATGATTCAAAATTATGTAAAATAAAAGTTCCATATGTATTATCAGAAATTTTTTGACTAGAAAGAGTAGGTGCTTTATATGATAATACAGAGAAAGATGGATCAATACCTGAACGATAGATATTTAAATCTAACTTATACCCAGTATTTGAACCAGTAGATATTTTACTATATCCATTTTGACTGGTAAATCTAAACAACCCATAAACAGACTCAAAACTACTATGATTGTCTCCTGTTGGCCTTCTTGGATTATCAAGCATATCTGTACCAACCCATCTTCTGGAGTATGACATTGCCCCAAAAGTCAAAGAACCAGCAGCATATGGATGGAATCCACTTCCTGCACCTAAAATTAAATTATAATCATCATGAAATAAGAACATTCTATATGTTGTTCCGTATTTTTTTTCTGGATTTATTGTTTGTTTTAATATAGCACCACTATTGTATCCACTTGATGTGAGTTGCTTATAATAAAATGAACTTGTTGTGCCATATCCAATTGGATTTACATCTGCAGTGTCTGCTGGAAGAACAACAATAGTGCCTCCGTTTTGACCAGCATTAGTATTATCTTTAATATAATATGTTCCTGCCTGACCAGGAAGAGGTGACCATGTTAAACTAGAACCATTATGTATATTATATGGTGCATTAAATACAAGAGAGTGCATAGCATATGCATATCCAGGAGTAGTTGTTTTTGAAATTCCTACTGTAAAACCATAATTATTAGTTAATACTAATGTATCTCCTTCCTTAATTGTTATTGTTGTATTTGCTCCACCAACAACGCCATTTCTATCTTGTCCATTTATAATCCAATTAAAACTACCCTCACGAGAAACAATTGTAGATGCATATGATGCACGATTAGTTACAGTTGCTGCTATTGATACTTTAACTTGGAAATCAGCAGCTCCATTTGCTGCACCACCAATATCTGCTGCGGATACTGTTACTATTTCTCCTGCAGTATATCCATATCCTGGTCTATTAACATAAATGTTATCTATTAGTCCATTAGTTCTAAAGACATCTAACGTTAATCCAGTACCAATTTCAGATACTGAAGTTGTAGGAACGTCCTGAAAATCATCATTATTAGTGGTGGTTCCACCAATACCAGGAGCAAATGTTGTAACTCCAACGACAAGACCACTATCAGTCGAGCCATGAAGACCCAACCAATCAAAAGCACTTTCTAGTTGATTGATTAAACTACTGGATGCCCATCCAGGATTTATAGAAATTGTTGTGGTTGTGATTGCCATTTAAACTTATGCCTCCAGTTGAAGAATGGTTAGATCTGCTGTAATGGATTGGGTAGTTCCCGATAAATTTTTAATTGATGCGTAAATTATAATATCTTCAGGATTATCCATATTACCACCCATAACAAATGGAGATATAATTTGTGTGGTAGAAATTCCAGTGGTGATAACCTCAGCAATCACACCACTTCCAGGTAATGGATCAGTACCAACACTTCTATTGGCATCATTTTGCCTTGATGTGCTATCAGTATATAGACGTAACCAACCTGCAGTGGAAAGACCAACGTTCATCAAAGCATATGATTTAAATCCAAAGATATCGGTATTTCCAATGCCATTATTTGCAATGGATGTAGTTATACCAGTAACTACAACTCTTGATTGTAATGAACCACCAGAAGAAGTTACAGTAACAACACCAGCAGAAACTGGTGAGACATCCAAACCTAAACCAAAATTAATTGTTCCTGCAGTACCTACTATTGCATTATCATCCTTAATTTCAATACCAGTTCCTGATGCAATAACACCAAATAAGGCACTTCCATCAATTGCAGGTAGTGCTCCCACCAATGCTCCCGAATTAAGATTAGTTAGATTTGCTCCAGAACCAGAGAATGATGCTGCTGTAATAAAACCAATAGTGTTAATATCAATCGTTGTCGAAACTGCACTAGATATTCCAGCAGTGGCAGCATAACCAGCAGTTCCTGATGACGTAGATACTCCAGCAATTGCTGCATAATTAGAAGTTACAGATGCTGTCGATATTCCAGCAGTTGCTGCATAAGTTGCAATACCAGATACATTTGCATAAGTTGCTAATCCACTTCCAGTAACAGTAGCAATACCAGAAGCAAAAGAAACATTCAGATTAGAACCAAAGTTAATCGTTCCTGCAGTTCCAACTGGAGTTGCATCATCTTGAATTACGACTCCACTACCACTGCCAACGACATTAATTAGTGCAGAACCATCAATTGCAGGTAATGTTCCTGTAAGTTGTCCAGCATTTAGAGTTCCGTAGAATCCAGTAGCAGATACGATACCAGCAATTGTAAGTGCTTCTGTAACTACTGTAGTCTTAATACCAACATTACCAGATGCATTGGCATATAACTTAATGTTACCCTCACCATCAGAAAGAATAACATTATTTGAAGAGGTTCTAATATCTAAACTAGTATTATTTCCATCATAAGAACCTAAGATTACATTATAATTTCCAGTTGTTATTTCCTTTCCTGCCCTATCACCAACAGCAACATTATATTGACCACTAGTTGTGTCGTATAATGTAAATTCACCAATTGCAATATTATGTCCCAATCCAGAATTTAGAGTAAATAATGACTGGTCTCCGATTGAAATATTTCTAGTTGCACCAGAACCCATACTCAAATTACCAATTCTGATATTATCAGTACCAGCAAATTGAATTCTTCCAGAATTTATGGTAGTTACACCAGAAATAGTTACTCCAGTATTAATTAATATATTACCATTAAAATCTGCATTGCCAAATAATGATAATGTTGAAGTTGGATTGGTTGTTCCCAGACCAACTTTTGCAAAAGTGTGAACACCAGCATTGGTTGTAACCCAAGATGAATCTGAGTTTACATCAATAGTAACTCTACCAAATGAAGTTGTTATACTGACATTTGTACCAGCAACAAGAGATGTCACAATACCTGTTAAATTGGCCCCAGACCCATTGAAAGTATTTGCTGTTATACTACCACTTGCTATTATGTTATTAGTTGTTGTGATACCAGAAATCCCAAGGTCACCAGTAATACTTACGCCATTAGAAAGGGTCTGTAATTTTTTGCTGCCATTGTAATATAACAATGAACCTTCACCAGCAACAGCACTAAAAACATTGTTGACTCCATCACCAATTCTAATTGATGATGCAGTATCAATTCTTAAATCAACAGAGTCGTAATAAATTGATGCGTCAACTGCACCACTAGAACCAAGATTTATTCTTAAACCATCGTTTATTTGTACTCCACCACCAGCACCAGTAATACTAAAAAGTCCACTATGCAAATTTAAAGCAGAAATTGGATTTACTGTTCCAATTCCAACTCTAGATGATGTTACAATTCCACTGGCAACTGTTGTCCATTGAGTCGAAACAGCACTTTGTGCAGTGGAATTTATAGTTACATTTCCACCACTTCTATTAATGGATACATTAGAACCAGCAAGAATAGTTGTAACAACCCCAGTTAAATTAACTCCAGAACCATTGTAAGAAGTTGCTGTTACGACCCCAACTGTAATATCTGGAATTGATGAAAAATTACCAGCAAAAAGAGCAACTGTTGCAATTCCTGCATTTGTTGCATAAGAAGATAATGAAGAAAGACCAGAAATGACAGAATACGATGAGATTCCCGCAGTTACTGCAAAAGTTGCAATTCCAGCAGTAGATGCATAACCAGATAATGTAGATATACCAGCAGTTCTTGCAAAACCAATAGAATTAGTTATCGTAGTTCCATTTCCAATGGCATTATAAATTTCATTAAAATTACTATTAATTTTAATAGCACCTTGTAATATGGAATCTCCAGTACCATCATTCGGAGCGGAACCTGTATTTATTCCTAATTTCGCCATTATACACTAGATGTTTATTTTTATTTATCGTTTAATTGGAAGACATCTTTATGATGCTTGAATCAAAACTAACAATAGGACTATCAAAATATGATGAAATGCCAGGATAACTAAATCCAGCATCAACCACAGTATTTACCCTAACGTTAGCAGTACCATCTGCCTTAACAACACTGTAGAAAAGTTTTTGTCCAGATTGGAAATTATTGTTTCTTAACTTAAATTTATTATTGGACAAATCAATCACGGAAGAATCATTTCCTTGGAATTCTCTATAAAATAGTGGTGTACCTCTATTTTTTAATTTGAAGGTGGTTAATCCAACTATTTGTCCACCAGTCGTAGTTGTAAAACCAGTAAATTGACCACTAATATTATCAATAGGGACAACTTTATTTGTTTTGTTTAAAATATATGATTTTAAACTTACACCTGTTGGGAAAAATACTCTCTCTATAGATCCATCTGGGAGAAGTTCATCTTCAGTCACCATACTAAAGTTGTAACGATTATACATCGATTCAACACTGTCTACATTAATTAAAACGTTTAGTGATGAATCGCCAACTCCAACTTTCATATTGTTGGATGCTTTTCCTATAATGTCTAAATCAGAGAACTCTTTGAAACCTGCTGGGTGAACTAATGACCTAATAGGTTCTTTCCAATCTGTGTATGGAATTTGTGATTTAATCGAATAAGAGAATTTTTGATAATAATCGTTATCAGAAATTCTTTGCTGATAATCATTTAAATAACCAATTTTATCGGTAAAATCATTAATTTTATCTCTAGTTACATTAAGAGATGAAATTAAATTAAATTGATTTACATTTTCGACTATTCCATTTAGCAATGACCTAGTTCCAAGTAATCTATTTCCTACTTCCAATTCACCTTTTGAATCAATAAGTCTTAATTGATTTATGTCATTATCCCATCCACTTTCCATGACAACTGCAGAAAATACTGCAAGACCATTAGAATCATATCCAACAACGTTTTCTCCAGAATAGTAACCCAAATCATCAATCAATTTCATTTCAAATTTTGCCATAACATTTTCGTTTATGACATAACCATAATTATTATCTGTAGTATATTCACCTAGATTATTTGATATCCCGTTCATACTATAGGTTATGGTAAAGTTTGTAGTGCTTATACCAGTAATAGTAAAGAATTTATAACTATGATTTGCAGAATTATAGTTATTCTTTTGATTTCCATCGGTTATTCTGCAGTTTTCTACAAAAATTTTATCTCCGACTTTAAATGGGAATACTACTTCTTGATTTCCATATTGATTTGCAATTAATGGGTATATTTGATTGTCACTATTAACAAGCTCCAGTGTAACTTGATTGGTTGATGGATTGTAAACAATATCATCTATATCATAACCATTGGAGTTTCTAGTTGGAATGACAGATAGAGGAGCACTCATATTAGTGACATTCTCTAAAATATCCACGGAAGTAACTGTACCACCCTGTATATTTGCTTTTGATTTAATATTATCATTACCCACTACTTTAAGTACTGGGGCAGTATTATACCCCTTTCCTCCAGTAGTAATACCAATATAATCAACTCTTGATATATTTTTTATTTGGCATACTGTTGGAACACTTAATACAGGTTTTAAAGTTGGATCTGTAGGATAGTCAAATCCATCTTTTACTCTTTCAATGTAATCAATTTTTCCAATAGAATTGGAGAATGCCTTTAAAATTGCATCCTTTCCTGACACTGAAGTTATTGAAGAAATTCTAGGAACTTTTTTGTATCCTTTTCCTCCAAAATTTAATTTTATATTTGATATTGGGCCACTAGTATTTTTGGAATCTGTATCATAAAATATTGTAGTTATACCAGAGTTTGCATTATACTCAAAGTATTCTGGTTTTTGGTTTAAAATAAATTTAAATGAAGTGCTTCCAGTAGAAACTACAGAATAACTTTGGTTATAGATACTTGGATTTAATGATATTTTATTGTATCCAATTACTTCTTTGTCAATTGAAATTTGATACTTTTCAAGAACACTAGGTGATAATGGTATTAAATTATAAAATAAAGTATTTGTGATACTCTTATCTGTTGTGTCTATTCTTAACTTAGCACCAGAAACTCCAGCATCAATTGCATTTCTAGTATATTTGTATGATTCAACCTCAATTAAGATATTGCCATCTTTATATAATTTGAGATCCATTCCACTCAAAGAAGAATCAGATAAATCAAATTCAATAATATTTCCTTTTGTTGATGTTAGTGGTGGATTTACAAGAGCAATTGATTGTACTCCACTTCCTTTAGATGTTAATGGAATATTTACTCCAGACTTTGAACTATCATAATAGTTTGATAATTTGATATAGTCTGGTTTTTGCTTAATTATATAATATGTCTCATTATGCTGTAATCCACCAATTGTTGTATTCCCATCATTATAATATACAATTTTATCTCCAGTAACATAATTATTTTTTGGTAAATATATTTCAGAAGTTTCTGTACTAATTGCTACAGAAGTATTGAAAGATTTAATTTCTGTTGTAATCTTTCTGATGTTTGTATCATATCTAAGTTTAAATGTATCAACCAATCTTGGTAAGAGATTAAACGTAATTTCGTCGGAATTACCTAATCCATGAGTTTCTGTGGTTTCTACATTCAAACTGAAATTTTCTACTTTTCCGACAACTTTTTCATACGTTGTTGATAATGAATGTGCAAGTCCAGTTACAGAGATGTCATCAAAGAAATATAATGAATTTAATGATGAACCAATTCCAGTTGAAGTGGTATAACCAACAGTAGATAAACCAATATAATCTTGACCTTTATTTACAATGTAAATATTCTGGTTATCTTGTAGAGTAAATGCATCTGCCTGAGTGATTGTATTTGAAACAATCATTCCAGTTCCAGCAAATCCAACGTTATACTTTACTAGTTGTCCTGTATAAAAATTGTGATTTTTGATATAGATTGATCTATCAGGAACATTTAGATTTCTTTGGTCTGATAAAGTATAATTTTTTCCTGTCGAGCCAAACCCAACAAAAGTTTTTGGATTAAAATATACAACATCATTTTTCTTTATTGGATATTTTTGGTCAGCAACGGAGAACGTAAACTTTCTTGGTAATAATTTTACTGAATCAATTCCTACTGTATGAACACCAGTATTTTGTAATCTATTTACTATTAACTCGGATTTCTCTGCTGATATATTAGTTACTTTTAATATTTCAGAACCAATAGAAATAAAGTCATCAACTTCAAATCCAGATACATCATTTACTACAATAGAAGTAGTTTCTCCACTAACAACTAAAACTGGAATATTGGTAGATATCCCAACTGTTTTTTGAGAAACAAAAACATCTTTTATTCCTTCAAAATATGAATAATTTGAATTTGAAATTGCAGTTATTGTAATTTTATCTCCAGTTATTAATTGGTGCGGTTCTTGAGTAAAACCAATAACATTGTTTCCATATGTATGAAAACTCACATCTAAAGAAGTTTTTACACCAACAACTATACTTTTTATTGGTTTTCCTTTGATTCTTGATACAACGGCAGATGCTCCAGATCCACTAGTATTACTATTATCAAATACTATATTGTCTCCAACCTTATAACCAGTTCCATCGGAATATATTTGAACCCCATCTATAGATGATGAAAGTGTTTTTGTTATAGTAAATTCTTGTTTATATTTTTTGTCAGTATTACTAATTAAATCATAATTAGAATTTCCAGAATTGATATAGTATGGTCCGATATTTCTAATTAGATTCAAACTTTCCAAATCAATATCTTGATTGAATATTGAAGCATAATTTTCGGGAATTACATAATCCCTGAAATAATTTCCAATCATGTATGGGAATTCTGGTATCGAAATTGCACTATTATCAATAGTTGCAAAATACGCATAAATTCCATCTGGATAATCTGGAGTTTTGCAGAATCTTCCATTATGTTCATCCAAATCACCAATTGCTCTATCATAATAAAAATCTTGAATGAAGAAACCATCAGGTAGGTTTGGTCTAATATTTTTATCTGGTTCTACTTTTTTTGTATAACTAGACCTTATTTTTCTAATTTCAGAACCAACTTGTCCATATGGTCCATAAATTGGATTGCCATCATACGCCCACCCAATGATTGGTGAATGAACATTGTTTAGTGTTTCTCTATTAGAACTATCAAGATGGTCTTTAATAGACTTTCTAAGCAGTCTTGGCGGATAGAAGTTTACTACTTGCAATCCAAGATCTTTATTCTTACTTGGAACAATAAATGCCTGATCTTGTATTTCAAGTAATTTCTTATTTTTTTCTACCTGGTTTATTTTCCATTCAAATACATCACCAATGAATTTTGCATCAGAACCTCTTCTTTTGATTGTAATTGATGTAGTATCTTTATCATATCCAATACCACCATTCGCAATATTTACCGCAACCAATCTGCCATTTTCTATAACAGGTCTTATATCTGCAAAACTTCCTTTTCCATTTACAATAATATCAATTCCTTTATCATAACCAGAACCGTAACTCAAGAATTGAATATCAACTATAGTTCCATTCAAAACTATTGGTTTTAAAAGTGCTTCTGATACAATTGGTTTTACTCTAATATCTGGTCTTCTATGGAAGTTTACTATGTTAGAAACCCCATAACCAACACCACTATTTTCTAAGAAAATACTTTCAATCGAACCCAAAACAATAGGTTCAAATTGTGGTTCAATTACACTTGTTGCTCCTATTCCAGATAGTGTCTCAACGACAAGTCTAATTGGTGGATAAGAAAATGTATGAGTGCCAGTTCCTAGAGAATTGAATCTTATATATCTTTTATTTTCGTAATTAATATCATAAAATTGTGTTCCAATACCAATAGTTGATAATTTAAATTTATTATTATCAACTACTGTGACTACATATTCTGAAGATGTAGATAATCCACTTACAGATGTTCCTGTTGTTGAATATCTTAGAATATCTTTATCTTTGAGACCATGATTTTTAGCAAATACATAGTGATCAAATGTATTAACACCATTGGTTTTTTCATCAAATGCTAATATTGATGGAATCTTAATAATTCTGTTTGAATAACCAGTTCCAGAATTTTTTACACGAATTTCTGTAATAGTATTTTTTGATTTTAGTGTTATGAAAGAATGGAATCCAGAACTAATCCCAACCAAATTTACTTCGTTAGATTTCTTATAAGCATCTTCCAGTCTTTCATATAATCTAATCTGGGTAGGACTTATTACTCCAGCATAATAATTTGAATTTGTTTTTAACGGGAAAATCTCAGCATTAAAATTGGCATTATATGAAATTTCTTCTCCATCATCAAAATTGTGATTTTGTGAAAAAGTTATAGTATTTGTTGTTGGATTTACTCCAGAACCATCACCCTTAAATCCTGCATTAATTTTAGATTTTACTAAATTTGGTTCAACTACTGCTCCAGAACCATTTCCACCAATCAAAGTAATTTTTGGCTTTATTTGATAACCTACACCTGGAGTTACAATTTTTACTTCAGAAAGACCACCAACGATATTAGCATATCCTTTAGCATTTCTTCCCGAAACATCAGTTATTTCTATTTCTGGTGGATTTATAATATCGTAACCTTTACCTGGATTAGTTACTGTTATGCCATCTAATTTACCATAGTAAATATTTTCATCAAATAGAGTTGGTGAATAAATTTCAACACCATTAATTAAAATACCTACTTGTCTATTATTTGTTGTTCTATCCGCAACCTGCTTTAGTGTACTATCACCTTTTACGTAATTGAATTTTTTAAATAATTTTTGATTCTCTACTACTTTATTCTCATAATCTAATTTAACAAAAGAATCAGATACTATATTTCTGTCAAAGTTGACATAAACACTTGAATATAAATCACTTTTACTTAAAGATAGTTTAATTTTTTTACTATCTTTATTGTCACCTATTGTTGTAACATGATAGATTCCAGTTTTTATGCCAGAATTGTTTTGTGGGAAATAATAAATTTTTTCTCCAGTGTAAAAATTATGAACAATGTCAGTTTCTAGAGTATCTGTTTTTCCAACACCAGAAGTTGTTGATGTTTTTACAGTTTGATTTTTTGCATAAAGTGGATAATTCGATATGCCAGATGCTGCAACATAAAATGATTTATATGAATCATCAATATAAGTATTTTGTACTGCAACTGGAAGGGAATTTACCGATGGTGTGTGATTGGTATCACTAGATCCGAGTAAAATTACTTCTTTTAATAATGTCTTTTTAGTTGCATCCAAATTAGATGACAATTCAATTGTATTTTTAGAAATTATATTTACTATTTCTGCATCAATTTCTAAATCGTTTGATATATCAAGATTTACTAATTTAACTTTTTGTTCAATATAAAGTTTGACATTATCATAAAAGGAAACAGTATATATTTTTCCACTAGTATCACCAGATTTGATTATAGATTTAATTTTGTGATTTGTAGATACATTGTACAACCAACTATAAAATTCTGGTTTATCACTTAGTTCTGCACCAAATGAAGACAAAGATATTTTATCATTTACCAATAGATTAGAAGTATTTTGGAAATTTACTTTTCCTATTACATTAATTAATCTAAATTCTATTTTTTGATTATCTTTATCGTAAGTATAAACAAAATTAGTTTCAAAAACTTCATCACCATACTCTAAACCAACAATTAACCCAGTAATCCCTAAGAATTGAGTATTTGTTTTGTCTGTATATGTAAGTTTAACAGTAGTATTAGCAGTATTTTTTCCTTTTACTAGAATAGTTCCTGATTTTGGGAATCCTGCTGTAGAATCAACATAAAGTGTACTTGAAAACCCATTGACTTTCCTTGTAATATTTGTTTTTTTAGTGCTGACAAAATTAGAAATAAAAGAAGTACTATCTAAATAAATCTCATAAAGATTTTTTTCATCTACAGGTCTAAATTCAATTGAGTAAATTGAAGCACTGGTAGAACCAATGTCTCCATTATCTTGAAATAATGATGCTCTATTTGGACCACTAATTAGGAGTGGATCTGATCCACTTACTTTTTCAACAAGAATATTTTTTGTTACAAAGAAATTATCATCAGATGGCCTTAAAATATAATCTTGTGGTTTGATTGCACTGATATCAGCATTAAAAAGAATTTTAAAAAGTATCTTATATGAAGTATCTGTTCCTTTTGTTGTATAGAAATCAATAGATCTTGATAAAATATTTTTTATCTTTACTTGAGGAATAAAATTTCTATTCTCAAATCCTGGTAAAAATTGTGCTTTGAATTTTGTAAATAATTCTTGATAGAATAAAAGGTTTAAATTATTAACTACACTACCATTAGCATGTTCTTCTGACTGAGTTGTAGCGAAATTAAGAGCGTTTGAACTGCTTAAAGTGTTTAATTGATCAATTCCAGAAAATCCACGAGAGCATCCAGTAAATGATGTGGCAGTTTTTCCAGTATATGTAATTATTTCATTGTTGATTTTTAACAGACCGTATGATTTTGGAAATCCTACAGTATGATTAACTTCAATTGTGTCATCAAAAGTCAAAAGACTTTCAGTTAATTGGCATGGAACAAATAAAGTAAAGAATAATTCGTTGTTATATGTTCTTATATCTTTATATCTATCAAGATTTGCTGCAATATCTGTTATCCCTGTTGGATATTCTTGTGAGATATAATATTGATTTAAAAATTCTTTGAACAAAGGGGAATCTTCGTTCAAAAAAGAAGGAACTTGTGACTCAATAATATCTTGAATCCTTACTCTATCGTTAATATCTGCCATTTTATCTAGTATATGCTCCGTTTGAATAACTTGAAGTTACAATATGTTCAGTTGCAGAAGTATTTTCTCCTGAACTAATTCTATCTTCAATCATATTAACTACAAGATTATCAATGCTTAATTCTAAGTATATATCTTGCAATGCAATCACATCATTTGACTCTGGTATTGCTTGGACTTCAATACCATTTGGTTTCAAAGAACTAGTAATATTGACTGTATCTAAGTATACTTCACCTTTCTTATAATAAACAATACCTGCATTATTTTTAACAATAAATGGAAGATTGTCTTTCAATGTAAAGTAAAAAATGGTTCCACTTGTTTCATCAATTGGAACATCACTCATGTATACAGTTCCATCCACATCTTTAATTGTGAAACCAGAAGATTTTATATTATAACCTCTATTGTCTAAAGGATTATTTTTCTTAATATGAAAAGAATTACCAAAACAAAGTTCATAAGTAGCAAAGTTATTAAATGCTGGTTGCAAATCTCTTCTCATTCTAACTTTTGTGATGTTAGATGTTATTGAAGAACTTATATCATCAATCAATGCATTTACTTTACTGTATTTAAATCTTCCACCAAAATTATTTAAGTCATACGATTTACCATAAGCAGTAAGAGTTTCAATAATTTTATTTCTAAGTACTGATGTATCTGCAACTGAACTCTTGTCATAATATACACTTGTATTGAGTTCTACATACAAATATTTCAAATCAACTAATTCTGGTTTTATTCCTGCAATCGAATATTGTTTTAACTGTTTCTTAATCTCTTCTTTTGATATTCTTGATAAAAATTTTCCTTGTCTTGGTTTTACTGATATAAAAACTTTTCCATATTGTGGTGGATCTAATTCATCACCACCATAAGCAGTTACAGATTCAACATTAGGGAATATAAAAGGAATTAATCCTTTGTAATCATTTGCAGTAACTGCTCTATACTGAGATGAATAAACTCTTGGTGCAAGATATTTAATAGAGTCAATTTTTTCAATGTCGTCACCGTTCTCAGATGGTAACGTTGTAGTAAGTGGTGATATTCCCGATGTGATTCTATTTTGGTTATTATCTTCTAAAATTCCAGAGAAGTTGAAGTTAGCACATCCATTTCCTGCTTTTCCATTTGTAAGAATATAACTTACAAAAATAGAACTTCCAGATGCTGGTCTTTTACCAAATACATTGTCACCAAACAATAATTCATATTTTTCATCTTCAACTTCTTGAACTAAAAATATTTTAGAATTAGCATCAACGTTTAAGATATTTGAGTATTGATTATATTCTTCATTTGCTAAGTCAGTTACAAACACACGAATACTTGTAGTATCAACAGATGGATTTGGAATAACAAATTTTTGATCTGGTTGTGAACTATCTACGATAAAACTCTTTGTTAAAAATGTTCCTTCACATAATTCAATATCTGTAAAGTATGCATACCCTGCTGCATCTACTGTTACAGTAATATCTTCTGGTATTGAAAACACATAATTTCCACTTTCAATCGCACCTAAACCAATTGCTCCTGCTTTGAGTGTAACTGATTTTACATCTAAAAATCCAGAGGTATTTACAGAAAAACTAACTCTTGCTTTTGATGCTCTTCTTGACCTTGGAACATATCCAATATTACGTGCCAAAGAAACAACATTCTCTCGTAAAGTCGCACTATCAAGAAACGACTCATTCACCGTCATATTCGTATTGAATGACGTAATGTAAGAATTATATGCTAAGATATCAATCAATACAGAAAAGTTAGAACCCTCAAAGTCAAAATCTGTAAAATTACTATTTGCTCTTAGATAATCTTTGATTTGTGTTCTTAGATCCTGAAAATCTAAGTTTGTAAATTGATTGAATGACATTATATTCTAGTTGGTAGTAAAAGAAACTCTATGTTTTGCTTGGGAAATCCTAGACCAACAATATCATATTCAACTTCAACATTTATTTGATTATCATCTGGTAGAGGTATTACTTTGATATCTCTTAATACAATTCTTGGTTCAAAGTTTTTTAACACACTCATGACTTCTTCTCTCATGATGATTCCGATTTCTTCGTCAACCATCTCGAATAAATTTCTTGTTACGGAAGTTCCGAGTAAAGGGTTAAAATACCTCTCACCAAGAATTGTTCTAACCAAGTTTGTAACAGATTTCTTGATAGCATCCTCGTTTTTGATGACTAAAATATCATTAGTTACAGGATGCTTAGCAAAAGATAAACTAATATCTTTAAATGCTCTAGAAATCCTTGTGGCCATTAAGATTAAAAGTGTATTTAATATATCTATAACACTTTTAGATCACTTTTTTGCCATATGAAGGTTCTGTTCCATATTCCCAATCATCATAATCTTCATCATTTCTAATCTTTTCATGCAATTCAGTTTGCTTCTTTAAATCATGCTTCATCATATCATCATGCATGATTTCTGAAATGACTCTTGGTTGCACTGATTCTTTGTAATCTGTAATCAAATGTGTAGTGCCCCACATTTGATACATGTAGTTTTTGTCTCTATCAACTGGTAGGTTGGACATTTTAGCTCCTGTTTTTTAGTAAAAACAGAACTTTTTTTTGTAGGAGGTTGCTATCTCCCCTAACCCTATTTAACGTAGCACATGCCTTAAAGTATAATTTTCTGAATTTAAATATTTCAACATCTCTAATGCGATTAATTTTGGATTTCCTGGTCCACAAGTATAAACATCAACGGCAATACAACCTTCTTCTGGCCAAGTATGGCATGAAACATGACTTTCTGACAGTGCCATTACGATTGTAACACCTTGAGGTACAAAACAATGCTGATAAATGTTAAGAATTGTCATTTCAGCACGTTTGACTCCACTTTCCATTGCCCCTTGAATGGAAATTCCATCGTTAAGTAAGTCAAACTTAACGTCATAGACCTCCAACAGGAGGTGATTTCCCATCGAAAATTTCTCCAACTCGCATAAATCTCCAAAAATGGCACAAATACTATTTATTTCTAATATTTTGGACTACTTCGTAGTCATAGTCAAGGATTTTTTGCAAATATTCATCATCCCAAGCATCATAATAAGACGTTGTGGCAAGTTTTTTTCTTAATTTTGTCAAAAATTCCTTATCTTGATACAAAATTAAATTATATTTTTGATTATTTGTCTGTTTTTCACCAAGAAATGTTGGTTGAGATGCACAATCTTCAAAAAAAGTATATTTTGGATATTTTTTTGAGAGATTTTTACATTTTTCTTTAATAGAATCTAATTCTAGGTCGTCTTCAACAATAAAAATAACGACACCATACTCTTCAGAAAGAAGTTTGATGTCGTTAATTGGTGATTCTACAATTTTATAAGATTTTTGTCCGTAAATTTTAGCAAATGGACATAAAGAGAACCCGTTTAAGTCTGGATGATGAACTGAAACTCTTTCAATCCAGTCTAAAACGTGACTTTCTTTATTTTCCTTGTCCACGATACTTTTTCCTTGCCTTATTACGACTCGTTGCACTATATTTAGTATTACGTCCTGCACCCTGAAGAGTTAGTTTTGGTTTGCTTTCAACTTTAACTCCACCTTTCGCACTTTTCTTCACTGCCATTGTAAAAATCTCCTAGTTGGTTTTCGTTTACGGTTTTTTAACGGGTTTTTTAAGAATTAAAAATGCCCTTAAAGGACTCCTAAAAATCTTTCAAGGGCATTCTATCAAAAGTTTCTTAGAACGTCAAGAAGACACTCTCAGAAGGGGTACATCAGATGATTCGAGTCTTCTCGTGACCAACACGAATCTTTGGATCACACCAAATCTCAAATCCTGCTTCCTTCGCATCAAGACAGAAGGAAACATCCTCTCCACACATATCTTGAACTTCTCCAGATTCAAATTGTTGCATCTTAGGTGCAAACCAAGGATACTCAAGAGATTCAAAGACACCTTTCTTAATTAATACCCAACCAAATCCAGTATAATCAACTGTAAATGGTTTACGACGATTCTGCATCGTCTCTCCAGTTTCATGATTCATCACTCCACCGTTAGTACGGAAGTCTTCTTCCTCTAACCAGTGTGCAACAGACGTGGTGTGACCATCTTCAGTCATGTACCAACCTGCAGCAATATCTTTGTCCATTGCTACAAGACGATAGAACTTCTCAGTGTCAAACACAATGTCGTTATCAATCCAGAGTTGATAATCATATTCAAGTTTACCATCCCAAGGTTTCTGTCTGGGTCCTCTGAGAACATTTGCTCCAAGACACTTGCAACGTGCAAAGTTTACCATGGAACTATAGTCCTGTGAAATCTGAATACTTGCTCCTGCCTGTACCAAATCAAAACACAATTGAACAAATGCTTTCAGAAAAATATATGAACAACCTCTACCTGGTAAACAAAAAACAATGGACTTTCCTTTTACCATTGCTCTTGCTTCTTCTAAATTAAATTCGTCAACAACTTTCTTAGTCGTCGGTGCGTTTGCTTTAATCGTAAATCCTTTTGCCATAAAAAAATAATTTCGACGTTAACATTATACCACTACAAATCAATCATTGCAATGGGTCTTCCCTATTATTTAGAATCACTTTGATATCCTCATTATTTCCACCAGAAGTCCACACAAGTCCTCTGACCTGATTTAAAGTCACCTCTAAATCTTCTGGATTTACCTTTTCTACAATTGTAACACCATTTACTTCAATATTATACGTATTCATCAGAATCTTCTACCTTGAAGAGTAATTCTTCTAATTCTTCCCTGAGAATCTCATTTGAATTTGCTGTCTTGTCCGTTTCGAGTCGGAATTGTATGCATTCAATCAACAACTCTCTCTCATAGTCTGTAACTTCTAACATATCCTGTCATATTATTCTTTTTCCATTTATATATCAACCTTTTGAGATTTTTTTGCTGCCCGAAAATTTTTTCTAAGATTTTTCACCATAATTCTCATAAGTTCTCCGAGGGTCACTCCGATATACTCAAACTCTTCCTTATGGGTGGTTTTCGTACTTAGAGAATTTTTTTTTCTCAAAGACAAATTCAATGGCACAATCATACTTTTATAGATTAGGGTAGTTATGCGTTTTTATTTTTAGGGGGGCATCGGTTCTTAATACTTTATACCATCAATCGCAATATACTGTCTATAAGAATTAAACAACACTGTTTAATTATAATAAACGAACAATAACGAATAATAATAAAACTATACTGGATATAAAGAATAATAAACTATTACGGGGGTATAAGTATACCGAATCGGGCAGATATAACGAATTAAGTAACACTGAGGAATTAGAATAATAAACTATACCCCAGGTATCATAATACTCGAAGACGGCACAGTTGTCAACAGATAAGGACAAAACATAAGGCACTATACAACACTGTGTGATTGTTATAAGAAACTGTATCCCAGGTATGATACCTGTGGAAAACTCTTATACTTTTTCCACAACCCTGTGGAAAAAGTATTGTGGAAACTGTGGAAAACTTTATATCAACCCCTGTGCAATTCTTATAAGCATTAGGTGTTTATAACGAATTCCCTCTCCTCCCGCCCTATAAATCTAGCACGAACTGCATAAGACTCATAAGACGAATGGACAGTTCTCAGAGTGTCCTTGGACGAATGAAACGCATAAGTCTTTTGAGTCTCATGGACGAACAAATAAAAATCCTCCGAGTCTCATAAGACGTATGAGTTCTCAGAGTCTTATTAAGTATTATAATACACGAAACCCCTTGACATAACTGTAAAGTTGTGCTGGGGAATTATCGTGTGCCAGTTTTTGGAGTGTCTTATAGTGCTTGACTTTTCTGAGGTTTTATGATACAATGCACGCTTAGACGGCAATAACTAGAAGGATTTAGAGAGTATAAGAACAGGGATTAGAGACCGATTAGAGAGGCATACAATAAGGAGAGAAAGGGTATTTATAACACTTTTCAACCTCTTATTCTAATCAACACAAAACACAAACATATGTTTTTTAATACATTTTTTTTAATTATCTCTTATTACACAATCACATAAAAAAAGATAATTATCTCTTATTCTTACTGATTCATCTCTTGTTTCTTGAATTGTATTAGTAAGAAGCAGCTTCGAGTGTAATGTTTTCTTTTCTTGAGAGTTGATCGACTTGATAAGAGATTTCTTCATTCATACAATTATACACAGTCTCATAGATTACATCATAACAATCTAAATTAGAAAGAACTTCCTCTGCAAGTTCATCATTGTATGGATAAACAATTTCATTTGTAACTGGGTCATAATGCTCTAATTCTTTTACATCTTGTTTTGTATAAAGAAGAGAAAAGACCGTATCATTCGGATTCATCTTTTCCAGTTGATGAATAACGTCTTTGACTGTTTGTTTCATTTGTTTAGGGCAATCAGTTCTTGATGAATAGTAAGTACATCATATTCATCATCTACTTCGTTTAGATCAACAGGTGCAAATTCAGAAAGATTTACAGTGTTGTCTGCGTAGATAGGAGCATAATACAACTCTTGAGAATCAGTGTCAAGAGTGAAAATGCAACCGTAATCTTCTTTGCGAATGAGAATCATTTGAAGGAATTAAGAATAATCAGAAGTTCGTTACCGTCGATTGCTCTAGACAGCAATTCGATTTTAGTTTTCTTTTTCATCAGTTGGACATTACTTTGTTGAACAGAGAATCATAAGCATCTTCATTCATCCAATCAGGAATGTCTCCATCAATGAATTGAAGAACAGATTGAAGAACTTCTAATTCTTCAGGAGTGAATCGGAAAATCATTTCTTCCATTTGATTTCTTGTGCTTTGAAATACTTGTATTCTCGAATAAAAACTTTAATTGCCCAGATTGCAGTTGCAGTCTTACCAATTAAAAGTATCCAACCAACTGTTACCATTTTAGTTACTCACTTGACGTTGATTCAATCGAGCAGGAGATCCACAAGAACGGTAAAACTCTACCATTCTTTCTGCTTCCTCAAGAGTGTTAAAATATTGACTTCTCCACTCACAATCATTGTAAGGAATTTGATAAGAAACTTCAAACATTTGTTTAGACATTTTGAGTGTTGATAACTTGAGCAGGAAAACCAATAAAAGAATTATAAAACTCTACGGCATCTTCTGCTTCTTGAAGTGTATCATAGAATCGAGTTCTCCACTCATTTGTATATGGAACTTGAAAAGAGATTTGATACATTTCAGGCATTGATCAGAGTTTGCAGTTGATTGAAATCTTTACATTGTGCTGCTTGAATTGCTTTGGTGATGGAATAAGTCACAAAACCACAACGTTCAGTCTTGGTTTCACACACAGCATAAACAGGTTGTTTCGTCTGAATGTCGAAAACAGTCTTAATCAGCATTGGTTGTTTGTTTATGTGGGACAGATGAAAGATTTAGATGCGAGCAAGAGCATCTTTCTTTTGCTTCGGATTGGAAACTTTCTTCACCCAAGAAGATTTACGATGCGATTGAATCTGCGAAGGAAGTTTTTGCTTACCCTGAACTTCATCAATCAGTTGAATGAAGTGAATGAAGAATTGCTTTTCCATCCGTTGTGCAGCAGTCATCTTGATTCAAATAAAGAATTAGACTTAGGTGGGACAGTGCGACCTGCTCCCTCCACCCTCTTAATATAGCACCTTTTGGGGTCTGTGCTCTTTTAGTGTGCCACTAGAACAAGTGGCACATCGCATAGTTGGACTCACATGAGTTGATGCTACCTTTGAATCAAAGGTGAGAGAGAACTTTCATCATTGCAGAAACTTCTGCTTTTGTATTCCAACCCATTACATCTTCTGTCATATTACCATTCGGTCGGAAGATTGCAACCTCATAAGTATTCTCATTGATATTACCATACAAACCACAGTTCGGAGGACCAGCAACAACAGAAATACTCCAATCATTCTCAAACTTATGTCGTGCAGCAATCGCACCAGAAATACCATTCAGATGCGGTTGAAATTGAAGAAGGTCAAACATTGTATCAAACAAGTTGTTGGGACAGTGCATACTTAACAATCTCAGTGCGATTGTCTTTATATTGAATCAGCAAATCAATAATTGGTTTGTAATCATTTGGGTCTTGAATTTCTGGGTCACACTCATCATCGGCAAGTGCAGTAAAAATAGTTGCAATTTCAAAGTCCGACTCAAACAAATGCTCCCGATGCTCGTCAATTAGTAGATAATCTTCAATAGCATTAGAACTCAGTTTCAGTGGAATGTCAGGACCAATCAAACCAAGAGTTGCAAGTCGTTCCAATGCACCAACAACCCACATTACTTTACACTCACCAACAGACATTTGTGCGTTCATTGTATCAAGAATCAAAGGGGAAAAAAGAAAGGGTGTTTAACTCACACCCCACAGAGTTGTTTAGTCACAGAACCAGATGCTTGACGGTTCAAAGAAACACCAGCACCAACATTGGAACCAGCATAAGCACCAGCACCGTTAGCACCATTCATCTTCTTTGCACGTCCAAATCGCATCGTGGAGAGTTTGCTCTTCACTGCATCAGCATCATCATGCACTCGACCTTCTGCTTCTTTCATTTCACGCAGACGTTCTGCAACCTTATCAGCAAATGCTTTACGGAAGTTCAATTTGAAACTGCGGGAAACAGTTTTACCAGTCAAATCTGCCATAACTTTTTCTGCTTTATGTGCAACATCTGCCTCTTTCTCCATCACCTGCACCAGGTAATCATAATAGAGACGCACTTGGATTTGTTGTGCTTCACTACCAATCACTTGCAGAGACTTAGTATCACCATTCTTCAGGTATGCCATTGCATCATAGAACTTTGCAATCGCATTAGCAATCGTAGTCAGAGCAACATTAGTTTTCTTGAAAGAGATAAAAGACTCATCAAGAACTTGAGTTTCAGTTGCTTCAGAGATTGTTACACCATACTGCTTGCACAGTTTATCAATCATCTTAGCAGCAGCATCTGCTTCACCCTCAAAAGAAGTTCCATTCTGAAGTTTCAGGATGGATTGAATCTTTGCGATGACTTGCTGACGATCCATAATCAAATAAAGAATGGGACTCGGGTGGGACTGCTCCCTCCACCCTCTTAATCTACCAGAAAAAAGTTCCAGTGCTCTTTTAGTGTGCCACTAGAACAAGTGGCACGTCTCAACACTGGACTCACCGAGTTGTGCTGATAATGTCAGCAACAGTGTAAAGAGTATTTGCAGTTAGGTTTCTCACACTAGGAGAGAAAATAAATGCAACTGCAAAGATGAGAATTATAGTTTTCATCTTATTTGGTGCCTTAAATGTTAATGTCTTCACTTATCAATCAGTTCGGTACGACCCTCATCCATCAAATCACCGAAAGCATACATCACATCTTTCTCAATGCGAGCAAGATTATCTAAAGTCCAGTTATCCCAAATCTCATCATCACCATCATACAACTCTTCAATCCAATAGTGAAAGCAATTCACATCCCAGTTATACAGATTATTGAGTGCTTCACAGATAGCATCAGACAGTTCTGCTTGAGTCATTGTTTTACTTTAGTTGTGATGGAAAAAATCAGGCACAGATGGAATAGAGTTTATCAAACTCGTATTCACCATCTTCACCCTCAACTGCCTGATAAACAATCACAGTTTCACCAGACAGTTCAACACTCCAATCAAGAGCATCTTCTTTGGCATTATCTACATCTTGATACCACTCAGCATCAATCAGGTCAAAAGAGACAGGGCAAGAAAGAAACATCGGAGTCAAAAACAAATGAATTAGTTTGATGGTGCAAGTGTGATACACCTCATCAGGATGTAACAGGGACTTGCACTCTATCGTTTCTATTTAATCAGACTGCGGCAAGATAAGCAGCAATCTCATCATCATTCTCGGGACAATCAGCAATTCCCAGGTCTTCACAAACTTGCTCACGAGTGAGTTCAGTTTGCTCAGGAACCAGAACATTCAGAATGTCAAGAATCTGAGTTCCAGTCTGCCCCTTGCGAAGCATACCGAGCATCACATCAGCAGAAAAAGTAGCAACAGCAGTCATTTTGATTAAGATAGAGTTTGAGTTGAAGTGATGAGGTTAGATAACAGCATACTTGCCAAGATGCCATTTGACGTTATCGAGGTGGTCTTATTGCCTCCCTCACCACCCCTATACAATACCACATTTTGGACCCCGTGCTCATTTACTGTGCCACTAGAACAAGTGGCACATCGCATAGTTGGACTCGGTGAGAATGGATTTTGCTCGGAAGCACCAACCCCCTGAGTCCTATGCGGGACACATAATGAGACCGAGAAGAGTTTTTGTTTCTTCTCTGATTCTACCTGCAACCTAGGCACCCCTCCCCGCAGGATGCAGTCCCATTGCAGTCTCGTGTGAAACTGTTGATTTGGGATTTTTCCGCAATCTGGGGTTCAGGTGCCCTAGGTCATTGGCAGCAGTCTCATCGACGGTCTATCTGAAACTGTTGAGAATCAGGCAGATTCCAGCAGTTCGGGATTGTATTCCTCAACTTCAGTGAGAAGTTCCTCATCAGTGTAGGCAGAAAGATTCTCTTTCAGAGAACTATAAACAAAACACTCCATTGTTTTATAATCCATATTCTCAATGAGTGTTTGGATGTAGTCTTCAGTGAGTTGTGCGCGGTTAAAATCAGACATTTCAGTAGGATTCAGAAATTACAAGGTAATCAAGTGAATTGACACACCAACCAGTTTGGTCGGAAATCAAATCAGCAAGTTCATCTTCATTATCAACTTCAAAGACTTCACCAATCACAGATTTAGCAACTGCAACCTGCTCATCATAGGGAAGTTCATCTTCCCCATCATAAAAGTCAAACTCAATGTCAGTTAGTTTCAGAAGCATTAGACTGCACCATGGAAAGGATTGGCAAGTTGTGGAATCGTATTAAAATCTATAACTTCATAAGGAACATTATGATTGAGATACTCATTGATTTCTCTGTTCATCTCAACTTTATTGAGAAACTTCTTGGATTGACTTTGACCCATAAAGGTCAATACTTTCAAAAACCAAGTTTTAGAAACATCACCAAAAGGTGTTTTGATGGGGTAGAAATCTACCACCATATTACCATCGTTAGATTGAAGTTTCATCAGAAATCGTATTCGTAGGAGTTTGCAATTTCAATTGACTGAAGGATGTGTTCATAATCCTTCTTTTCTTCCTCATTGAACTCGTATGCTTGTTGTTCCAAGCAATAGAGAATCAATTCAACTGCCTTGTCTTGAAGATAAAGTCGCATCAGAATTGAGTGTCGAACACAAAACCACCTTCATAAACGCAATCGAGATTCTCGAAACTTGCTTCCCAATCAATCTCCAGAAAACCAGGCATGTCCGTAGTATAACAGTCATTCACAAAGTTTTCTACATATTCACCTTTAGAACTCCAAGCACCACGGTAGGAATCTTGGAAACCAGGAAGTTGGTCGAGACCATAATACTCAACAAAAGCATCTACTGCTTCATAAGAATAATCCTCACCAAGTTCACAGTAATCTTCGTAGAACTTTACGAGGTTATCTTCACCGTGCTCACCGATGAACTCATAAATGTCTTCGTCGGAATAGTTATTCTCAACAAGTTCTTTGATGAACTCAACAGTCGATTCTTTGAGATTCACTTCGATTGCAGGCATTGGGTCTCTCAACCTCGATTACTTTGTAATGATAGCACCCTCAGCAGGGGTTTGGAGAGTGTAGTGTGCCACCTCTACAAGTGGCACAGTCTCACTCAAGACTCACTCATCATACCAGTATTCATAATCTCTGATAATGTCATCTGGATGATTATACTTATCAGTCATACGGTCAATAAAGTCTTGAACTTCACCATCATCCAAATCGGCATTAAAATAAATCGTGAGATTCACAGATTTATATTGAGTCACGGTCGTTTGTTCCATTAAAATTGTTGTTCGATTAAATTAGAAAGTTCATTGAAAGTGTAACCCGAATCGTTTAGGTTGGCAATCTCATCGTGATAAAACCAATCATCCTCATCATTATCAGTTACATCCACTCGGACATTTGGATTGCCATGTGATAATCCTGCCCAATCCCTAACTGAATCAGGAGTGAACTCACTTTGGTCATCAAAATACCAATAGTCCTGAGATTGAAGATTAGTTTCTGCAATACCCCTGAACTCCCATTTAACATCGTGTTCTTGTGAATACAAATCGCACAGAACACCAAGGCAGCAATAACCACTCACACTGCGGAGTTTCTCACTGCCTTGCTCGTATTTACCAGAACGCAGAGCATCAATCCACTTTTGCTTAACTTCAGGATTCATTTTAGTTTTCAACATCATTTACGTCCTCAAACCAAGTGTCGAGTGAATTAAAGATTTCAGTTACGATGCTATCAGTAATAGCATCAATGTGTGGATTCTCTACATGCTTAAAAGCACGATTGTATCCAAACCTTACACCTTCTTCGATTGCCATTTCAAGAACAGCACGGAATCTAGGTTTCATCATAATACCTCCCAATCACATTCCCAAAAGTCATTGACATTTACCCAGAAGAAATATTTTTTATTCTCTGATGCGAGAAACAACATACCATCACCCTTGTCTTGCTCTACAATGCAAGTTGGGTTGTTATCCATTACATTGCAAAGTCTATTCTTTGCTTTCTTGGATTTAGGTCTAACAATTACTTTGCGTGGATGCGACATCAATTTACAGCAAGGACAAGATTGGCAACTCGGTTCTCAGGAACAAACTCTTGCAACCTGTCATAAACCTTTTGGAATTGAACTCCCAGATTCATGTAATAAGCAGCAAGATTGTGGTCTTCTGCAAGATACAGAGAATCTTCTTTCTCTTCAAGTGCAGAGATAATGTCCAGCAACTCACCAGATGTAAAAGAGATTGAAGTCATTTGATGTCAAAGATGTCGAACAGTTCTCGTTGAGTTTTGGTGAACAAAGTATCTTCAGGAGGATACTCATAGAGTTCCAACTCAAACTCTTTGTAGAAATACATAATGTCCCGAAGAGCAGTCAGTTGCTTCTCAGTCAGGATTTCTTCAATCGTCAGCACAGTTTCAAGCATAGTTTCAGTAATCAGTTCCGTCATTTTCACATTCTTGAATCCAATAAGCATAGCACGGAAAGTTCAGAGGATGGTCTACATTCCGTTTATACCAATCAAATGCAAGTCGCACTCGATTCTCTGGCACCTGCAAATAAGGAATGTTTGTCAGATGCGGGGTGTAAGTCATTGGACTTCCTCAATCATGAATCCATAATACCCCAGAATCCCAGGCACCGCAACCGCATCTGTGCCACCCCTACAAGTGGCACACCAGGGTCAGTAAATCGCAATTAGTTCTTTAACTTTTCCTCTTGATTCATTGCTCGCACCTACACTGCGAGTAACATCAACTTCAATAATCTTTCTTGCATCACAATAGAGTTCTCTTGCCCTCTCTACATCATGATTGCTGATAATTACTTTTGCTCCTTGACTTTTTAGATACTTTGCAAGTTCAACTAATCGGATTTGGTCTGAATCAGTAAATCCCTCGGTGTGATAATCTGTAAAATTAGATGTTTCACTCAATGGAATGTAAGGTGGGTCAAAATAAACAACAGTTTTATCATTGATGTTTTGATACAACTTCATTTCAGAGAAATCAAGAGAGTGCATGTATAGTTGATTCTTCTCTCTCATTGTGTTGGTGAAGTTAATCATCTCAATCCTTGGGAAAGTCACACTCTTATACTTTCCGAAAGGAACATTATACTTACCTTGTTTGTTGTATCGAGTCAATCCATTGAAACTGTGTTTGTTCAGATAGACAAACAATGCAGACTTCTCTCTTTTGTCTGTAGTTTCATTGAACAGTTCTCGATTTCTATAGAAAACTACTTCATCATTTCCTTCAATGAAGTATGACTCACAATAATCAACAAAGTCTTTTCCTTCAGAAATTAAATGTTGATAAATCTGAATCAAATCACTATTTGCATCATTGATAACAATGACTGGGCAATCTACAATGTTCAGTGATACACTTGCTGCACCACTGAACGGTTCAATAAATTGAGTTGGATACCCAATAATAGGAATAAGTTGGGGCAGCAGTCTAAACTTACCACCTGCCCACTTTAGAAAAGGTTTATTCATTAAAAATCATACGATAGTTTTACCGAACTGAGTGCAAAGATAAAATGCCATGTTTTTATCTTTCAGTTGCTTACCATTATAGCACAGAGGCACATAATAACCTTGCTTAGTTTTAGATGCTTTTGTGCGAATCTGAAGGAGTTTGTTAGGACCAGTAATCGTAGTCAGTTCCTTACCATTGGCATAACGATTGCGAATTTCATTACAAATGTATTCATAATCTTCTGCAAGATGAACAAAATGAGTGGGGCAACTATCAAAGTTCATAACAGCAGTTCCAATGTAATCATTAGAACGTGTGAAACCAACGTAGATAGTTTGAGCAAGTTTTTGTCCTACCTTGCTATCATAAAAACCCACTTGCTCATCAATAATTTCTTCAAGACAATGCTTAATTTGAGTTATAGCAATGCTCTCACCTTGAGTAAAAGTTTTGAGTTCACCATCAATCAAATCAGTCAGGGCAGAACTATTAAGAATACCCAGAGCATTTTCAATCAGTTGACCACGGGCACCCTTATTCTTGCCAGGTTTATCAAATGCTGTGAAGTCAGTAACTTTCAGTTTAGCAGCAACTTGATTTGTGGACAGTTTGGGCATGTGTTCTTTGTGTGTGAATACACTGTAACCGATACAGGTGCAGAAGTCAAGGGGTTTGTGCCACAAGTTCAACTGGCACATGGACTCACAAGACTCAACTGAGATTGTTTATGTATTTCTTCAGTAGATGTTTTCCCTTATCAACATCAAATCTATGTTCAAAGAGTTCCATAAGTTCCAACACTAGGTCAGCATATACAACTGGAACTCTGATATGTTTAGTTTCACCTGATTTAGGAAACTTTTTACTAAATGGCATTACAATCTATGCGTGACACATAGAGATTTATACTACTTCTTATCTCTCTTATCTTTAATTCCGTATTCATGCTTGATTTCTTGTCTAATATCATTTCTCAATTTATCAACGTGCTTCACATACTCTTTATGCTCTTCTTCTTCACGTTTTTGCTCTGACTCATGTTCTTTTCTTTCTTGCTCTTGCTCTCTTTGCTTCATAAATCTTTTCTTTCTGTTTTCAATGTCATCAAACTGTCTTTGTCTTGCTGCTGCAACTTTTGCAGCATAGACCTTTCTGTATGATTTTGCTTCTTCTAATTGTTGAAGAAATTGAGCAAAGGTTTTCATTGAAAAAGAAAGAAAATCTAAGGGTATTTAGGCAGCAAGCACTTCACCCTTCACAAAGATGGTATCAACCACAGTCTGAAGTTGACGGGCAATCCTATCACCATAGTTGTTGTTGACAGGAATAGTGATAGTGCCAAAGGGTTTCTTATAGAAAGCAAACTCACCTGCTTTCATCTTACCTTCTGCGATTGCTTGTCTGTCATCACGGTGCATACGAATCACACGACCAACAGTTTGTGCCATTTCAATTAGAGGAAGATTGCGAAGCATAATGCAATGAGTCAGACCGTGAACATTCATACCTTCAGACAAGATGCTGTAGTGAAACACAATGAACTTCTTGTCAGGGTCAGCACCAAACTCATTCATCTTCTCAAAGAAGACTTCACGAGACACTTTCTGTTTGTCAATATAAGCACCGTGCTTAGAAGTGATGTGCATAATAGTGTAACCCATCTCATTGAGTTGTTGCAGCAAATCACTTTCAGTGAACATTGCCCAAATTACTTTAGTGCTCGGTGCAGCAACAAGAACTTTAGGTGCATCACAATCAGAAATACCTGACAGAATCCCTACAATGTTCTCTGCATCTACAAAAGGTGCATTTTCCTTAGTGCGAATGGTTTGTGCTTCATAAGGCACAACACGAGGAGGAATAATACTGCCTGCCTCGATGAGTTCTTGTGCAGGAATACTGATGATATTATTGCCATACACATCAGTATTATTCATCGACTCCTTACTGTTATTGAACTTAGGAGTTGCAGTAAAGAAATAAGCATTATCTGCAACTGCTGAAGTGTGTGCGATACCTACAAAGTTAGAAGGTTTCACACAGTGGTGTGCTTCATCGAAATACACAACATCAATGTTAATGTCTGCTTCATTCACCCGACCAATCGAATTGTAAGTGGTAAAGATAAACTGATGCTTGCCACTTCCGATTGCTGTGTCATTGTATTCTGCAATGACAGATGGACGTGTAGAGGATTGATGATGAGTTTCACCACTATGAACGTGCATATAAGCAACGTTTTGCTCTTTGAGATATTCTTCGAACTCCGAACAGAGTTGATTTGCAAGCAGGATTCGAGGTGCAACAACAACAAACGTCATCGGTTCTTTTGCATTAAGAACACGTTGACGGGCATCTTCCATCATCACAACAGTCTTCCCACCACCAGTAGGAATATACACAGAACCCCTGATTGCTTTTTGCACAGCATCAAGAGCACGTTGTTGATAAGGAAGAAGAGTCAGCATCAATAGGTCAGGTCACGTTTGTATTCATACAGTATAGCACCCTCCCGTGGAATCGGGAAGGATGCTGGACGGTCTCACAAGTGGAACAAAAGGTTAAGATTCCAACCACTCATAAAACTCAGAAATAGTCGGGAGTTCTTCTCCTTTCTCCATTGCAATTTGACACATTAAATCATACATTTCAATCTCTGCTTCATCAAGTTGTTGATAAAACTCTTCATTATCTTGTTCTGGTTCATGATAATGATGAACTTCTACAACTTGAGATTGTGATTGGGCAACTGGTACTTGATTATAGGTGGCAACTCTTTTGCCACCAGTCATACTCAATGCTGCATTTTGAGCATCGACATAGTTAAAACTTCCAGGAACTTTAACTGTCTCGTAAATACCAGTTTGAGTAATAACTTGTATTTCCCATTCCCAATCTGACATCAAACAAACTCCGCAAGGTAATAATCAACAGTCACTTCAAGTTCTGCTGCTTTACGTTCAATTTCCATTGCATACTCATCTGCAAACTCGTCAGAGTCATGATTGCAAAAGAGGTCAAGAGTAGATTCATGCATCGTGTTTATCTTGCGAATTAAGTGAATGAAGGCAATAATTAAATCCAACAGATACTCCCAGAAGTATCAAATATACTATCAAATAAGTCATCAGAACTCAATCGGTTCAAGAGTTGGTTTAGCAAATCCAAACTCACTCGGACACACTTCCTCAAACTTATCAGTTCCAGGAACTTGCTTATAGCAATGCAAAGAACCCTCAAGTTTCTTATTGAGTTCAGGATTGACCTTATCAACCTCCACAGAGTCATTATACACATCAGCAGGAGTGTTGTCAACCTCAAAGATAATCAGGTTGATACAAGCATCCTTTGCCTCTTTGAGTGTCTTAGAAACATGCTGAGGAGTATCTACAACATCAGTCACAATCCACTTAGATGCAGTTGCTTTACGAATGAATCCAACAGTGTTAGAATCCTTCTGAACTTCGTAGATACCAGCAGACAAACGGGTGAAGTTAATAGTCATAATCAGTTTTGTTCGATTTCAGTTACTTCAACAAAAACAATAGTTTCTGCCCATTCTAGGATTGCCTGCTCCCTTGTTTCCGCATAAACATAATCAGGAAACTCAAATCCAGGAGCAGTAATAGCAAACTGCTTCACTTTTTTACCATTAACTTGTGTAAGTGTCATAATCAATCAAACAGCAACAGAGAACTCAGGAAGAATACTGAAAGAACCACAGAACTTGCGAACCCATTGAAGAGTATCAGCATAGCAACGAGGTTCACTCATCACCATACTTACATCCTTGCGAGGATTGTATGCAACAGCAACATAACGGTAGCAATCAGGAGATTCCTCAATCTCTTGAATCCACATCTGATTCACATTACCATCGTGCCAATCCCAACGGGAAGTGGTGTAGTGAAACACATCAAGAATCATATGGTCTCCTTTGCTTGTGTCCCTGTATTATAGGGCATCAGGGGGTGCCACGGGACTTTACAGTGCCACCTCTACAAGTGGCATATCGGTATCATAAACCGACTCCCTTGATGTCACATATTCAAGTTGATTCCATTGGTTCTGATAGCACAGAATAAGAAGGTGGTCTTTCTTATGAAAGGAACCTTTGTTGCAGAGTTTATCCTTTACTGCAATCTCAATAGATATGTACTCCTCATCTTTGAAATACACCCATCCCTCCATGTGTTTCCATTTGACATAATCATTAACTTTTGGAATGTAATGAAATGGCATCTGTCAATTAAACAACTTCTTTAATTTATACAATCATTCAACATTACAATCTGGATGCCAACCTGCCTGCCTCTCGCACCAAGTCTTTAGAGAATTGCTTGGTGGATACTTCAACCGTTCAATGCCTACTGCTTTATCATAAGCATCAAACATTTTTTTATCACGTTGAATAATAAAGGAGTTCCATAAAAGAACTGCAATAAATGCGAGAAAAATGTAAGCAGTAGTTTTAGAGTTCATTTGTAAAGATAACCTCCTGCCCAGTCAGCACGTTGATACATTTCCTGACGAGACTTCTCATCAGCAAGATTAAACCTCACACCATTCTTTGCAGGTGCTTTCCAAGATGCAGACTTATATACATCACCAGTGCTCAAGTCAACAAATGCGTGAGCACTGCGTTGACCTTCGGGTGTGTGCATTATAATCTTTGCATACTTCCTTGCTTTATCACAAGTGAAATTATAGAGTCCTTCACCCATAGAAAGTTCATCAATGCACTTTTGGTGATAGTCTACATTCTCACCTTTGGTAATGTATTCTTGATGACGTGCAATAGAATATGATTGAAAGTTGGTGCGAAGAACATCGCAAAATTGTTGTATCAAATCAAGGATTTGTTCTTGCACTAGAGTGGTGTTGTTCATCCGTTGTTTAACTCGTTTGTAATGACTTCAATTCGTTTGATTTTCTCAGTGAGAGATTTGATTTTAGAAACTATAAAATCATAATCATCTTGTGTTTTACCCATCAGTGCCTCATCAATTCTTTCAAAGGCAGCAGCAGTTTGTATGGTCAGTTTCATTATTCAGTTGTTCCTACACTTACATCTGGTTCAGAATCATCATACTCAAGGATTGCTTCTCCCGCATCATGATTCAGTTGCTCGTAAATGCTTTCATAAATCCAATCGCAAGAGGGTTGGTCATCCTCCAGGACAAGTTTAACAGTGATAGTAACTTCTTTCATTTTTTGATAGTTTTCTTGATTTTTAGACGGGCAATTTCATCATCAATAATCTCACCGATTTGCTCGTAAATGTAATCGGTGTTTCCTACCTCATAAAGAACTTCACAAACATCTTCATCGGGAAGATAGATTTCATCATTGTTTTCATCCATCTCGAATACATCAGCAGGACTGAAAACAAATGCAGCAACGTAGGCATCTTCACCATAAGTTGCAATCAGGTCATCAACCCGTTGTTTTAGGTCAGCAAGGTTACGATACATAATCAGAAGGAAATGTAAGGGTGCTCGGGGTCAAGGACATCAACAGTTTTATCTGTGAAATGAAAACCATTCATCGGATAAAACTCATCATCACCCATGTCATAGATTGTCACATCCATCTTCAACTGCTCCAGAGTGAGAGTCTGAAGAATCTCCAGAAGATTTTGATAAGTCATTTAATTACTTCGAGTTTGCGTTTAATGTGCTGAAGTGCTTGTTTTCTTGCTTTGAGTTTCCCTTTGCAAGAACCTTTAGTGTTCTTTTGCTTGCCAGAGTTATGCTGCCAATTCGGTGTCATTCCTCCCCTTTGCTTGTCTCCATAGTATAACACCCCTTCCAAGCAAATGGAGGGGGTGATGGACAGTGCGACAAGTGGCACACTGACTATTTTTTGAGAGACCTATTTTCTAACCCATTTACACCCATTCCTTTCTTAATCATTTTCATCATTGCTTCTTGTGCAGATTCAAGATTAAAGTAGCAAGCAAACTTAGTTTCACCCATAAGTTCATACTCTACAGTATAAAACTCATCATCGAGTTTAGGCATAAGAGTATTCTTTCCATTCAGGAACATTCGACCTATCCAGAGAGAATAACATCTTATTGATTGGTTTTCTTGGAACAGATTGAAGAACTAAATTAGTATCTTCAAGAAGTTTATCACTCTTTTTAGTATTGCAAGGCATACAAGCAACAACTAGATTCTCCCAAGTATCTTGTCCACCACGGGAACGAGGAATAATGTGGTCAATGGTAAGTTCTTTTGTTGAACCACAATACTGACACTTGTGACCATCACGTTTGTAAATCATTGTCCTTGATGGTTTGTTTTGTGCGAGTTTCTCATACGGCAACTTAATGTAATTAACCAGACGGATAACTCTTTTGCCAAGTGCCTGTGCCTTATTCTTCATAAGCAGCACAATTGCTCTCTTCCAATTAGTGAAGTTGATTGGTTCGTAAGATGCGTTTAGAACAAGTATTGTTTGATTTGGTTCAATTTGTAAGTAGTCCATCGACCTATTGAGTGTTTAGTAAGTGGGGAGATTCTACCTCCCCTTATATCTAGATGTCAAAGAACAAATCTGGATTGCATCCAGTATTTTGACCAGGATAACCACCAGGATTACAAACCACTCGGCAACCTTCAATCATATAATCAAAAGCATTGTGAGTATGTCCGTGAACCCAGTATTTGATTTGAGGATGATTTAGAATGAGAGTATCAAGATTACTACAATAAGCACCATTTGCATTCTTTTTGTATTCCTGAGGAATCGACTGATAACTTGGTGCGTGATGACTGATGACAAATACGTTTTCATTCAGTGTTTGTAGTTGATTCAACAGATACTTCTTACTGTCCTTATGGAAATTAAGAGTATCAGTTGGATTCAGTTTCCGATACTTTGGAGTGATACGAATAACTTTGTAGTCATTCATACACTGTGCTGCTTCCATCATCTCTAGAGCATTTTCATTTCTAAAGTCAGTCCAGAGAGTGAAACCTATAAAGTTCCAGTCTCCAATCTTAACTGTGTCATTATCAAGGATTTGAAAATTATTAGGAAGATGCTCTTTTATTTTTTTCTTACTTCCTTCGTAATTGTATCCATAGTATTCGTGATTTCCAAATACATAAAGAACTTTATCATAGTTCTTGCTGCAATCATCCAAGAATCTATCATAGACTGCGTGGATATAACCATTAGTCTTGAAATGCTTGGCATTAAGAATATCACCAGCAAGAACTAGAACATCACCCTCACCAACAGGATACACCTGACAGGCAGTAAAATGCTCCAGGTGTAAATCACTAAGAACTTTGAGTTTCATGATAAGAAGGAATAACGTCTCAGGTAGGATTCGAACCTACGACTAACCGCTTAGAAGGCGGATACTCTTGTCCACTGAGTTACTGAGACATAAACCTCCAGGTTTGTGCATTGTTAAGAGGCATAGGAGGTGTGGGTCTTACTCAAAGTTTGGACCTTTGATGCCCGTAAGAATTAACCGTGAAATTAAGCACCTACAGGATGCTCAACTTCGATTTCATCTTCGTCACCGAGACCAAGTTGAAGATTTACATAATCTTCATAATCAACACCGAGAAACTTCTGTGCGAAGTCCTCGTAGTCATCGTGAAGAATACAAGTGTCAATCATCTTGAAACCTCCTTGACTTGATGAATACATCATAGCAGATGTGGGGGCATCTGTAAAGTGTTATGTTCCAGAAGGATTAGTGGCACAAGGGTATCAAACGTCATACCACTTGTATTCATTGAAGTGTTCCCTATAAAAGAACTCATCAATTTCATTGTCAACATCATTCAAGAGTTGATTGTAGTGTTTCATCCCTTGAGTGCAAACAAGTTCAAGAACCTCAAAGTTTTTTTGACAATAACCATAGGTATCAGGTTTTAGCATTGTCTTCGAGTTCGACTCCGAATCGTTGGAGGACATAAGGGAAACATTCAGCACATTCTTGAATGATGTAATCTTCTTGGTTATCATCACATTGCTTATGCAAGTCTTGAAGAAGACTATCTGCATAAGAACGGATAATATCCTTCGGGTCCATTGAATCAATTACTTCATCAACAAACTCTTGAAGGAAGTTATCCCTAACTGTTGTATTTTCGACTAATTCGTTTGCAAATTCACTAGCAGTTTTTGCCATGTCAATAAGATTCAATTTCCGCAAGTTTCTTTTGTTGACGCAATTCTTTGACAATCATCTGAAGTTCAGAGATGTCTTCATTTAGAATTGTAAGGTCATCATACATCATCTCTGCTTGATAAGCACTCCTACACTTTTTGTATTGCTTTGAGAGTTTATCGAACTTTTCCTTTGCTTCCTTGAGGTCTTTCTCATACTCGGGAAGTGTTTTTTCGAATTGTTGATAATTCATTTGCGATAAGGACTAGACCAGTAAGAACGAAAAACGGAATAAACAATAACAACAGTGCTGATAACACCAACCAAACCAATAAGGGTAATGGCATCACCTGTAAATTGATAAGTACCTGTAAATTGATAAGTTTCGGGCATAACCTCGATTTGTTTACCTTGTAATCATAGCACCTTTAGGGTGCGGAATCAAGTATAAATGGACGGTCCAAAAACCGTCCATCGTTATACATATGTATTTAATCAACCAACCACTTTTAAGGAGTAGGGTCAAAGTAAACAATTTCTTCCAGCATTGGAAGAATCTCGTATTGAATATCATCAAGATGTTGACTCATAATAGTCATATCCATCTCATGAAGTTTGTTCTCACGTTCCACAAGTTCAGTTAGAATCTTGTAGGCACGTTCAACTTCTGCGTAAGCATAAACAGTAGTTCTCACCACTCACCTCGTTGAATCAGAATCTTTTTGATTTCATTGAAGATAAACTTCTTCAGTTTTGCATCATTGGTTGCCACATAGGCACAGTGAAGACGTTGCAAATAATCTTTTTGAGTGTTGACTTTAACTACCTTTACATTAGTCACACCAAGGTCACGCATCGGGGAACCTGCTTTTACTTTAGCACGTCCGAAGTTCCCAGACACAACACCTTGAGTGCGAAGTTTGGGTTTGATTTTGGAGAGATTGGAGTCGGTCATTACCCTTTTGAGGATGCTCTTATTATAGGGGAAACACCGACCCAATGGGAGGGGTGCTGTGCCAGTTCCACAAGTGTCAGTCGGTGGTTAAATGACGATACTGAAGTTTATCCATATAATGATAAATGGTGTTGTCGTCATAAAACTCATAGAATCTTTGCGGATTCTTTTCTTTCATCTTTGTGAGCATGTTTATCCACTGATAATCACAATCAATCTCATATCCAATGTGTCTTTCATTCATTTTTATTTCTCTCGTCTAGATAATCAAATACAGGTGAATAAAGAACAAAGAAGAACCAAGCAAAAGAAGCAGAAATAATTAGAAAATAAATCATCGTTTCAACAAAGTAAGTTGACGTTTGAGTTCAATTTCAATTGGAATTAAGTGAGATACAAAAAATTTCTCATATTCATTCCCCTCAACAATCTTTGAGAGATTGTCAATCTGAATAAGAGCAAGAGTAAACTTAGTTTGTTTGTCCATTGGGTGTTTGTTTCATTAACCCATTATAGGGCATCCAAGTCTCCACCGTGCCTCTCAGTGGACAGTTCATATGCTGGTTCAACATATCCAATTTTTGCATCTGCAAAAAAATTGTTTAGGATTTCATCGCAGATTTGATATTTTTTACTGCTAAGTGAAGCAAAGGACATTTGATAATGACGCACTGCATCATAGATTACTTTTTTGTGTTCTTTGGAAAGTTCACTCATCGCACTTGCTCTCTCTTTTGAGTATAAGTTAAATCAAACAAAGTAGTCAGAATATCAACGCAATCATTATATAATTTTATATCTTGAATATTATTATGTTGATATTTACGAACAGCAGCAACAACGATTTCTAATTGTTCTTTAGATAGATTATTCATTTTATGCAACTCACACTAATCTGAATGTTCTTAAATGCTTCTGACATTTGACGATAACCTGCACCAATATAAATTTGCCCACCAACTACAGCAACTGCCATAGCACCCCAAAAGATATAATACCAACGAGATTTAATTTGGTGTTTCTTGTTCTTCATTTTTCAGTTTATCAAGATGGTCGGAAATTGCTTTAATAAAATCTTCTTCGGTCCAAGTATTAAACATAGACTCTTGTGGGTCATTTTCATCCCAAGAAATTGTGAATGAACCATCAGTTTCTTCTTTTACTTCAATCATTTTTCATACACGGGTCGAGTGTTGTTGCAATGTAAAAAGTAATGATACTCAGCAAGAGGACCATATTTCCATTCTACTATATCACATCCTTTGTAGGTGTCAACTACTTTTGCACTTCTTGGAATATCCTTCGCAGTTTTTGTCGTTGACCAATAGACATCATCAATCCACTGTCTCATCCGAGTAATTAACATAAAGATTGTCCCCACCAATGTTTAGATGAAAAATTTGCCCGTTATTAAGATAGATTCCCAACCATACAGCACGACCTTCTTCCATCGTCTCATAATGAACCATCTTTACATCTTCCAGAACAATCTCGTCTGGGTTTTTAGTCCACCGTGTCATTTCAATACCTCATCAACATCAATACCATCAGGTAATTCATCCATAAACAGTATAGCAGTTATACTATTTAACATTCAATAATGATCGATATCCTCACAAGGGACTCGTTCCCATTCAGTCCAGGTTCTAACATATCCAGAACGATACCTGTTACCTGGGACATATTCCTCGTGATGAACCCTGACATTACACATCGGAATATAACGTATGTGGCGTGGATAATAGTGATGATGTCTTTCAACTCTAAATGGTTCCCAGAACTCTTTCCAAGTAATTGCCTGTGCTGGAAGAGAGAGGAAGGG